AGTGGAGAACAACACCTTCCACGTGTCTTCGCAGAACGCATGCTTGTGCGTGAGGTCGTGTGCCATGATCTGTGCGCTGTAGTACGGCACAACGATGGTGAGTGGTGCGCCTGGGACAAGCACCCGCTGACACTCCCGCAGGAACCAGATGGGATCGTCCAAGTGCTCCAGGAAGTGGAACGCAAAGATGCCGTCGACAGACTCGTCATCGTACATCTTGAGGCCATCAACGTTGGCGTCCCATGATGGCCAGTCCATGTTGGTAACACGACCAGCCCACTCATGTGGCCACTTGAGCACACTCTTGCCACTGCCCAGGTTGAGCACGTTGTAGCCATTGTCAAGCGGCCCAATGGGTCGCACCAACTCACGCTTCATGCCCCACCTGAACAGGTCGATGATGTCGATGAAGTCATTGTCCTGCAACAGATTCTCCTCACTTCTTGTCGGTCAGCACAACCAGCAGCACGACCAGTCCAATGGACAGCCCAATCAACATGCCCAGGAACAGGTCGTTGCTCATGGCCGCTGATTCCACGACATCCAGATGGCGATCAACGCAAGTACAAGCGCGACAATCGCCAACACGAACGCAACACTACTCAAGATGCCTCCTCAACCACGCAAGCGCAGCCCACGCAACACCGAACACTACGCTCCACCAGAAGTAGTACCACATCATCTTGCCTTGACGGTCAAGATGCGTACATCGTCCAGATGTTGGCATATCTCCTCATAGTGAGCAGCGATGTAGGCTTTGCGAGCCGCAGACACTCTTGCTCTGCCTTCATCCGACATCACAGAGTTGGGTCGTGCGTGACCTTTGTTGTGACAGGACCTGTGTGCAGGCACCAGGTTCTCGGGATCGTTGTTGTACTGATCACCATCGATGTGATGTCTGATGAGGGATTGACCAGACTGTCCAGTCTCCATGATTGGCTCTTTGCAGAACCAGCAATCCCATGGAGGGTTGTCACCATAGTACTCATGGAACAACCGCCTGTACTCAACAGCAAACGCTCTCATCAGATGCTCTTGCGAGGCTTGAATGTTCGATTGTCTTCAAGTGCCCAAGGAAATGAACATTGCCCTTCAACACGTTCCCAACCCTGGAACGTGCACATGTGGCCACCCAACTCACTGGGCCCACTTGACCGCTCGCAACTGATCTTTGGCTCACCGCCAGTGCCAACCAGCCATGGCGACTGTTCGATGAGCAACCTGCCCATCTCACGGACGACGTGAGTGATCTCCCATGAGAACATCGAGCAAGCACGATACGCATACACGTTGAGAAACTCACGCAGTGTATACTCACACATGATGTAGTTCACTGTGCCCTCAGGCAAGATGTAGCGTGCGTCCTGGTAACTGATGTCCAGTTCACACGCCAACCTGTATGCCTCACGCGTCCACTCAAGTGCGTAGTTCCAAGCCTCCGCCAGAGACTCATCAGCAGCCATTGCCTTCCAGACAGACTCAGGCACTCGCACATCTGTACCGATACCATCAGCAGTGACGTACGACCCAGCACGTTGCGATTGCTGATGGAAGCCTGCTCGCCTGCTTCTCACGATCTGGTGCGTACATGTACGCGATACACCTGACACCTCGAACACCACCACGAACGCTTCCATGGCAGTCTGGAGGCCACCCTTGAACATCTCACGCCAGCCTTCAGGATCGTCACCGATCTCAGCCAACATGAGGGTTTCATCAGCGATATCAACACCTCTTGTGGCGTTCTGACCCTTCCAGATGACTCGCGCAACGTCTGCTTCTGAAGGCAGACCTTGGACCAGGTTGACGACAATCTCGTCCACTCCAACGTTGTTCTTGTCAAGCGTTGTTGGTGACACGATGTTCGCGCCACCCTCGCTGAAGTTGCGCGAGTGCTTGTTGAACGCCACATCACGCAACAGTGGTCGGTCGTCAAACTCCCCATCACGACGTGACCAGTTCATACCTGTCCCTTCTTGTGCTTGGGCACGTATGCCGTCAACGGATCAGGACGTTGCAGACGCGGATCGGTGGGACTCCGCATGATGTCTTGGACGATATCCTCCATGCCCATCTCAACGATGTACTCCAGGACACCAGCCAATCTGTTGCAGGCCACCACAAGATCAGCTATGTCGCCCAAAGCCTTTCCATCCTCTCACTCGACACATGTGACGACAGTCACACCTTTGTCCGTTCCATGGTAAGCAGTGGAACAGTGGATGGTCTTCACACTCATAGATCGACGGATGTTCGTACCCACGATGACCACAGTCTGGACACTTCGCAGTTGGTGCGATAGTGCCGTCACTCCTCAGTCTGGATCTATCACCCACATCCGGTTCACCTCAACCTTGCGGCCAAACGATCGTGTCTTATACCCATCAACAAGCAACAGATCGTGGTCGAGCCTGATGCGCATGAGCAGATCCTTCAACCTGTCGTAGTTCCATCTGTTCACACGCACATTGATCTCATCGGTGTCGTCATACGCAAACAACACCATGCTCAACTTCTTGTCTGGCTCCTTGATGGTGGTGGGGTCCAGATCATGCCCCTCACGCGTGCGGTACTCCTCAAACATGTCTCGCAGGTTTCGACCTTTGACACGGCCGATCCACACTACGGGCAATGATGTTTCACGTGACCACGATGGCTTGTCACCATCGAACACCACACCCATGTCGTATGGCAAGTCTTCACTGCGATGTGACGCCGATGGTAGCATGGTACCATCGCCATCAGCCAGCACGCCAGCACGTAGCATCTGACGCACCTCTTCCAGTTTGATGTGGAGTGTGTTGACGCCAAACGCATCATCTGCTTCGGCCCATTCACGGATCGTTGCCATCTTGCGTGGTCCGATGCCCTTGACCATCTGGACATCTTCCCATCCCCACGACTGACCCAACTTGCCTGCTATCTGTCGCTCAAGAACAATCTCAGCAGCCAACTTGAGCCCGATGCCTGGCACCTGTGAGAAGCCAGGGATGATGTAGTTGTCGTCAACTGTCCAGGTGATGTGACTGCGATTGATGTTCAATGGAGCCACCAACACAGGCACGTCGTGCTCACCCCGCATCGGCGCAAACCTGGGATCCACCATGTCTCGCATGAGGTTTGGCCACTTATCCTTGGGCGTCTTGCGCAATGATGCTGCGTAGAATGCCTGAGGATGGTAGGTCTTGAAGTACATGCTCCAGTATCCGATCAACGAGTAACTGACACTGTGTGCCAAGTTGAACGCATACTGACCAGCTGTGATCATATGTCTGAACACGTTGTCTGCTTCTGCGGGATCGTGCCCGTTCGACACAGCACCCTCGATGAAGCCTTCACGGTAACTGTTGAACGCAGCCTCACCATACTTGAGGCTGATGATCTTGCGAATCTCCCCCAACTTGACCCAACTCATGTTCGCCATCTGTCGACACACAGCAAGCAACTGCTCTTGGTAGATCATCTGATTCTTGGTGTAGCCGCAGACTTCCTTCACCACTGGGTTCTGTGTCCACTTGTTACTTGCTGCGTTGGGGTCCCACTTGCCCCACTTCTGATTGATGTACGCCAACGTCATGCCTGAGTGGTATGGTCCAGGTCGTGACAGCGCGTTGGTGTCAATCAGTTCTTGGAAGTTGTCAGGTCGCAACTGAGCGACGATGCTCTTGGTTGTGCGACCTTCAAACTGGAAGATGCCCTTGACGTCGCAACGCCTGAACGCATCGATGACTCGCTCATCATCAACAGGCAGTCGGTACAACTCATCCAACGTCATGCCTGTCATCTCAAGGCAGAGCCTGATCATTCCAAGCGTTGTGAGGCCAAGGGTGTCAACCTTCATCATACCAAGGTACTCAGCATCATACTTGTCGACGCTGAGCACACTCAACTTGCGCTTACCAGTCACAGCATTGCCTGTCTCGCGCGTGTATAGAGCAGCCACGTTGGTCAACGGCTCATCACTCACAACGAGACCAGCAGCATGGACACCCATGCTCTTCAACATGCCTTCCAACTCAAGTGCTTGTGACAACTGTGGATGACGCTCATAGATGGCCTTGGCCATTGGGAACTGCTCCACTGTGTCCTCAAGCGTGCGACTGACGCGGCTGTCACCAGACGACCGCTCAATCACAAACTCCTTCAGTCGTGTGACCTCTCCCACTGGAACCCTCGTGACTCTTGCGACGTCATCGAGGGCATTCTTGCCTCTGTACTTGGTGAAGGTTCCGATGTTCCCAACGTGATTGACACCGTACTTCTGTTGTAGATACTGACGAATCTTGTCACGACGTTCGTCATCAAAGTCCAGGTCAATGTCCGGCAGGTCTGTTCTGTTGGGATCAATAAACCTCTCAAAGTACATCTGGTCGAACACCAGAGGATCAACTTCAGTGATGCGCAGCAAGTACGACACCAACGATGCCGCTGCACTGCCGCGAGCAGGACCAACAACGATCTGTTCGCTCTTGGCCCATCTGATGACGTCACCAAGCATGAGGAAGTAATCCACAAAGCCTTTGTCCACGATCAACGCCATCTCACGCTTGAGACGCGCTGTGTAGTCATCAGCAGTCTTGCCTGGTGCGATGTGGTCACTCATGTTGCGATAGCGCCAACCATTGCGCAACTCATCCCACAACAATTCTTCAGCGCTACCAACACCTTCAGGCAGTGGGAACGACAAGCGACCCATCTTGGGCAACGTCACTGTACAACGCTCAGCAATCTCCACTGTGTTGTCCAGCGCGTGGCTGACGAGCCGCTTGTCGTCCACACCCGCAGCATGGAGCCTCCGCCCCACATCTTGCCTGTTGAACAGAGTCATCGGAACCTTGTAGTCCCATGACTCCTCAATCTGATCAACTGTCTTCTTGCCCGCTGCTCCACCACGTGCGATGGCGTGGACAAGGCTGTGCATCTTCCCAGCATCCTCTGTTGGGTAGTGCGCGTCAAGCGTTACCACCAACGGGATACCAGTTTGTTTATGAACTGCAACAAGTAGCCGATTGAGCTGTTTCGCTCTGTCGAGTTCAGGGAAGGCTTGGACTTCAAGATAGTAGCGGTCACCATAGGCTTCAGCCATGACTTGGGCCATCCGAACAGCAGCACCAAGTCCACCAGCATCGGCACTCTCGATGCCCTTGCCGCCCAACGATCTGCACGCGATGGCTGAACCCAAGCATCCGCTGAGGATGATGAGGTTGTCTCCATACTCCCTCAGCATTCCACTCGTTGTAGTTGGGTAGTAGTAGAAGTTGCGCCAACTTGCTGACACCAACTGAAGAAGTTGTTGGTAGCCAACAACATTCATTGCCAGCACGCCCATGTGGAACTTATGCATGACGTGCTCGTTGCGAGCATACAACTCACAGCCAAACATCGGCTTGATGCCTGCTGCTGTTGCTGCCTTCTCAAGCTTGACATGACTGCTGACGTTGCCATGTTCGGTCAACGCCAATGCGGGGTGGCCTAACGCGGCTGCGCGTTCGACAAAGTCAGCAGGCTGCCCATGCCCATCACCATATGAGTAGGTGCTGTGCGTGTGCAGTGACACAAAGTCAGTCCTCATCATCCTCTCCCACGACGATGATGTGCTGTACCTGTAGCCATCCTGCGGTCTTGTTCATCAGATCAACAACGAACAACACCAGGCTGATCTTGTCGACATCATCCAACTCAGCGACATGCTCGCGTGCCAGTTCAACTTCACCACGAGCCATCAACGCACCGATGTGTGCGAGAAAGTTCATGGTAGCATTGAACTTTGCAGCGTCACGCGCTGTTGGATCATCGCCACCCCGTACCATCATGCCTCCGTGACTGTGATCTCCGTGACGTTGAAGGTGCCCATGACGGTCACCGTGTCGTCCTCATCCTCATCCTCTGGCTCAACCTCAATGCCGCTGATCTCGACATCGGTGCTGTCCAGTGCGTCCTTCAACTCATCGTGAACGTCGCTGGTGGTGACGTCTGCCTCAGCGTCGTCCTCAGTGATGTACGTTCCCTTGATCTCCACGTTGAACGTTTGACCCATCATGCCCTCCCGTGGCATTCGATGCATGGACAGTGTCGTTCGATACCTTGCTGATCTTTCTCCTGTGCTGTTGGTGTGATGATGTAGCCGCAGTGATGACCACACTCACTTGTCAGATGGTACACTGTTTCCGTCATCGGTCTGCGCCACTACCCTTCAGCACATCGCGCTCCTTGCGACTACGCAACTTGGCGATGTTGGCGCGTGCGATGGCTTCCAAGTCCCAACCCATCTCATCTGAGATGCGTGCGACATACCACAACACGTCACCCAACTCACCACGCATCTGCTCCTCACGCTCAGGAGTGATGTCGCTGTCATCGTCACGCAGTACCTTCTTGTACGTGTTCGCCACCTCGCCTGCCTCACCCGCAAGACCCAGCACTGTGTAGGTGATCGCATCGAGGCTGCCACTCAGCGCATCCTTGTAGATGGCTGTTTCACGTGTAGCGGCAACATATCCGCCAAACGTTGCACCGCTCATGCCTTGGTCATCCAATCTGACGCGATGAGGAACAGGAAGACAGTAAGCAGGATGGCACCAGCAATCAAGATCGTGAAGAACCAACTGTTGCTGACATCCCACCATGGTGCCTTGTCGCGTGGCGGCAACTTGCCACCTTTCACTTCGGCCTCACCTCCTCATCAAGCAGATCGATGGCCAAGAAGCAATGACCGATGAGATCCATGAGTATCTCACGTGGTTGCTCTCCAACCAACTCATGGCCTTCCCACATGCTACGCCTGAGTTTCACCACCTTCCTGTTGATGTCGACAAACTGTGCCTTGACGCCCAGTTCACGATGTGCGTCCTGGTAGTCTTGTCGCTTCTGCTTGAACGTATTGATCCATTCGTCGACAAGACACGTCATGATGTAGTCCTCATCCCCGTTTGCCATCAATGATCTCCTTGATCACTTGGTGGGCACACTTGAGGTCTGGGACTCGTTGTCCAGGCCACTGCGACTTGATGTTGTGTGGCTGGTCGATGAGGATGGCTTCCAAGTGGCAGCGATGTGCTTGCTCAGCCATCTCAGGTAGATCATCCAGCACACAGGCGACACGTAGTCTGTCAACAGACTTGACCAAGTCATAATACTTGCGCTCCCCATACACCAGTCCATCGTACTGAATGCCGTTGCGACGCAACCAGTGTCGTGTGTCTGGGTCGATGCCATCCAACCGCAAGTACGGTCGAGTGGTACAGATCCACACCTCTGCGCCATCCTTGCGCAAGCCTCGTGTCAATTCAGCAGCACCATCGAAGCACGGCATGCTACGCTTCATGCCACCTTGTCTGTACGCCAACTTGATCTGCCTGTATGTGCTCTTGCTCACACCAAGAGCGCGATGGAACTGAAACTTGTGTGCTCCCAACGGCCATCCAGCCATCGGATCGTACTTGACTGGACGCCCAAGCCACAGTTCAGCAAACTGGACGGTATGCGTGTAGTGATCGCCAAGGGTTCCATCTAGGTCTACTGCCACAACAGGTTTCATATGTTGGTCCATGTCTGGTAGTTGACAATAACTGAGATAGTTGATTGTGTGACCCCAAACATGTTGGCCAGCGTTTGTTGGTAGTACTGCCCTGTGGCCCAGAGGTCGCGTATTTCATGTACTTGGTCTGGTGTCAACTTGGTTACATTGAGGGTGTCCCAGTCATATTTATTGTGGCAACTACGACATCGTGGCTCATAGTTGTTTGGATCTTCAGCAGGCATGCCTTTCATCTGTGACCACTGCTCAGCAGTCCTTCCACAATCAACACACGGGTACTCAATGGCTTTCCCTCTGTCCTGGTAGACACGCCAATGAGCACCTCGTTGTGAGAGCGGTCCATGTTTGCGAACTGCTTTGCGAGTCACGACAACACATCCATTGCCGTCTCAAACGCGTGGTGTGTCAACTGACCTTTCTCCCATCTGCCATAGCGGCCAACACGGATGATGCTTGGCCAACATGAGCAGTTGGTGCTGAGTGGCTTGCGAACACGCCAAATGCGTCCACTGCGTTGCCGCCTCTCTGGAATCAACGCAGGCTTGGACCACTCTGTGTTGGCGTGTCCATAGATGAACGATGTTCTGTACCACCCAGTCAACTCAGAATTGAGCATGCTGGGCTCAAAGCCATTGCAGATCACGATGTTCTGTGTGCTTCCCCACAAGCCTTTGTCCTCTGCGGGTGTGGGGCCCGACCACATACCATCGATCCAGACTGGCACATAGTCAAACTTGTGACTGCCTTCACCTTCAAGGTAGTGCTGGCACAACACTGTTGCTGGGATGGTTGAGAAGACAAGATCGTGATTCTCGACAAGCATCTCAAGTGTGTGCTGATGGATGTCTGTGTCCACGATTCTGTCTCGCCAATGTAGCCAGAGTCGCTTGTAGGTGTACCGCAGGTCCCAACACTTGTGCTCCCCAAGAAACTGTTGGGGCGACACAACAATGTCAGGATCGCCACTGCCATATACCTTGTCACGGTACTGCTCAACCTTCCCAAACAACATGTACTTGATGACACCAGGATCAGGCAACCTGATGCCTGGTATCTCAGTGTGCATGTACTGAGCACCCTCCATGGGGCTCTTCTGCTTCTTGCTGAGTATCGTCACCGTGTGGCCACACAAGCGCGCAGCATGCGCAACCAACAGACCGGCCGGGCCACAGCCCAAGATTGCCACACTGGACATGGGATCACTTCCAGCGATGAGGGGTGTCGACTGTCAGTATGTACTCAGCCAATCGGCTCAACAGGTGCTTGATCACGCTGCCTCCTGTTCCGTGCTGACTCCAGCAGGGTGATGTACATCTCACGAGCCATGTTCGCTTCTTGCTGAGCCTCGTGCTTGTGTCCAGCCTGCGTGTACCTCACGTTGCCTTCCATCCGTCGCACGAGCATCTGAAGAGCATGCAGGCACTGGGCTTCCAGCAACGAGTCGCAACCCTTGTAGTAGAACGTCAAGCCGACGTGTCGCGATGACACCGGCCTGCCGTTTGAGTCGAGGTGGATCTCACCTGACTCTGGATCCTTGGGCATATCCTCCCAATCACGCGTGGTCATGTGTCGTGTACACCCTCATCTTGTGGAATCGGTCATGCAGGGCATTGAGAATCGCTCGCATCTCATCTGAGATGTTCGCACTGACTCCGGTCTTGATGTCGGGCATCAAGTTGTGGAACAGGTTGGCGTGCTGAGCAAACTCCAGTGGCGGCATCTTGATTGCCTCCTTGTACACTGGCTTGCCTCGCACGATGTAGTCAAACCCAGCCCCATTGGGAGCAGGCTGTGGTCCGAACACAAACTTGCCTGGTTCTCTGGTGTGTGGCCACCATTCGCAGATGTCGTTGGCGACGCCTGGAAAGAATGAGCCATACCACTCGGGATCAATACGCAGCAACGCTGACTTGTTGCTGGCGTGGAACTTGTCGTGCCCCCACCACCATGGCTTCTCAGGATCGACGTGCCCCCGCACAAAGCCCAGTTTGACCAACTGTGGTACCCAGATACCAAGTGAACCTTTGGGCACCACTGGGTGGAGAGTCTCCCACACCTTGACATAGGCATACGCTTGCTCAGCCAACAGATCCTCGTGACCAGTCCACATGATCACACCAGGGTGCCATCCCCAACCTTTGTCCTTGCCAAGCAAGGTGTTGAGGATGGCCAACGCCTGGTTGCACTGCGTGTTGAGCGTTGCCTCGTCTAGCACCTCAGCGTTCAGCCGCGTATCAGTGAACGGCGTGAACGTCCTCATCATGAGGTCTCAGAACGGTGGCTCAGACTCGTCAGAGGCTGAACCTGTTGAATCCCATGATGTTTCAGAGAAACCACTCCCATCCTCAGGACTGGCCACTCCGTCACCACTTGCTGGCGGCGCGGCACCCTCAAATGGCGTGGCTTCACCTTCATCTTCAGTGAACTCCTCATCCGCATCCTCGTCACCTTCCTGTCGCGGAACAGGAGCCAACGTCTGGATGCCGAGCCTGTCTTGTCCCTGCCACGTCTCAGTGGCACCGGTGATCAGCACCCACGTCTTGCCTGGCACAGCACGGCCGATCTTCTTGACATCGCCTTGGTCATCGTAGTCGATGCCTGCCTTATCGCCAGCCCGCAGCGCTGTGAACAGCTCCTTCATCTTCCACATCGTGCTCTGCTCATACGTCACGTTGTGGAAGCACGGGTATCCGTTGAACTGCTTCTTGTCAGGGTGCTCAGTGTCGAGCACGAACAGCACCTTGAGCATCGGCTTCTGCGTGCTGCTCTTGGTCCACCACCCACGCTTGAAGACTGCCTTGTACAGTCCTGTCGGTGGCGTAGGGCCGGTGTACTGCTGCCGACCCTCAACACCTGAGGTGTCAATGACAACCTTAGGCATCGTCACTCCCTTCCACATAGATGCGACCAACAGCCTTGGCAAAGCGCCAGACTGCCTCGGGATTCTTGAACAAGTTGGGGTCTTGAAGGTCACTGCGCGACAATGTCGTACGACACTCCAAGTACCCAGATGTTGGTACCACAGTCACAACGATGCCGTGTTGGTAGCGCATGATGTAGAATGTGTGTACCTTCACCGACTCAGACTCCCACGCATTGAGCACACGTGAGTTGTCAGTACTCATTGTCCTCAACAATCTCACCATCGACGACCTCAGCAGCCTCAGCGATGGATCCTGTTGCTGACAACTGCGGGGTGGCGGCAGGCTCGACCGGCTTGGCCCGCATGGCATCCGCTGGCCTACCCTTGTTGATGAGAGACTCCATCTGAGGCACCGTTGTGTTGTCCAACCAGCGTCCAAGCACACCATACCGATCCTTGGCACGATATGGCCCACTTGTCTGGAAGAAGATCCGACGCACCAACACAGTCTTGTCGTTGGCATCCTTGATGGAGCGACGAACACCATGGCCTACAACATGCATATAGCCCATCGCCTGTTGAGCAACCCCACCTTGCTTGCCATCGAGCGCAGGCAGGAAGTATGGCTTCCCATCCTCATCCTCAAGCCTCAACGGCAGCGCAGTGTACAGACAGTTGATCGGAAGTTCATTGAAGCGGCGCAGGAAGTTCAGTGTCTGCTGCTGAACCTTCTGGTAGTCCTGAATGGCGGGCACGTCAGGATCGCGTGCCCTGTTCTGCTCGACAGCACGCCGCAGAGCGTCATCCATCGACAACTTCTGCATCTCAGTAATGCTGTCCAGCAACACCCACTGATACTCGTTGCAGCCTCCACCTTGAGCAAGATAGGCAAAGGCTGCAACAAGATCAGTCCACTTGGCGATTGGCCAGACATCTGCTGTCGAGCCATGCCGCGACGCGCTGATGGTCCCAGTCTCTGTTGCGATGAACAGAGCCTTGGGACCACCATCTTTGCGCCGATCTGCTGTGCCGGCAAGGACTGTCTTGCCCCAACCTGACTCAGCAATGATCATCATGTTGATGCTCTCATCCCACGACTCAAGTGAGATGATTGCTTCTGGGAGACTAGGCAACGATGTCCCTTCTGCGCTCTGCTGCCAGCCGTCGTGGATCGCGACTGGCAAGATCAACTAGACGCTCCTCAACCTCGGCAAGCCGAGTGCTGAGGTACTCAAAGTCATCCCACAAGATGCGACCCACGCCGTAGTCACGAGCAATACGGCTGCGCAGGCTGCCCAACTCCTGTAGTCCACGAGTAGTCGCGCTGTGAGTCATGTGATCACCTCCCATCCTGCTGTTTTGATAGCCAGTCGATGATCCCCATATGGATCACGCCGGTCGTACATTGCGTCCCTGTACTCAGTCCAGTCTTCATCTGCCTCATGCAACTGACACATCGCAAAGAATGGGCAGTATGGACAGTCCTGAGTGGGAGTCTTGGTGATGCCGAGATTCTTGTTGCGTAGCAACATCATTCGGTTGACTTCATCGATGATGTGCTGCTTGGTCTTGGCCCGCTGATGTACAGAACGCCAAGCAGGGTAGCGCATAAATCGCGCGGTGTCCTGCCGCTTGCTCACTGTACCATCCTTGTTGAGCGCAAGACCTTTGTCGTCACGCGGTCTGTCATCAGGCATCATCTTGCGCAACCAGTTGTACTGGATGCCTGCCAGATGCTCGTCTGGACCGATGAGACCTTTGTGCCTCAGCACAATCTCAGCGGCCATGAAGTACCCAGATGCCTGATCATCCAGTTCCAAGATGCCTACATTGGGGAAGCCTGTAGCCGTCTTGTGCTCCATCAACCACAGGCTGTTGTCCCTCTTGTCACGGTACACACCATCAAACGTGCCCGTGAAGACAATGTAGCCACCTGGAGCATCTGGATGCTTGATACGAACCTGGAACGCTTGCTCTGTCGCAATGACGTCCCAAGCATCGTCGATGCCGTACGTGTCAACATACGACATCAGCATGTGGATGCCTAGGTCACGAGCATCCACCCATCTTGTTTCATCAAGGATACCACCGGAATCCTTGATGTACCGCTCTTCAGACAAGCAGTAGTCAATCCACACCTTGGCTGGGTGCTCAGGACCACGCTCCAGGCCAGGCTTGTACCAATTGGCCAATGCCACGTGGATACCTGCGCCGAACCACAGCGCGTTGGGTGTCTGCTTGGGCTTGAGGCCATCACGCCATGCCCACCACCAGCGTTGCTCACAGCGCTTGAACGCTGTCCGTTCACTGGTGCGTATGACGAGTGGCTTGATTGTGTCCAAGCCGAATCCTCCTGTCCGTACAAGGTCTATTGTACCGCTTTCCGCTGTCCATATCAACAATGACTCGTGCTTGCGATGAGCCGTTCGTACAACGAGTCAAACGTTGATTGCGACAACGTGGCCATCACCCTCAGCTTCTGCTTCAGCCTGAGCATTGGACCACACTGACTCCCACCCGCAGACACATGATGCCTTGTACATGTTTGCGTTGGTATGCAACGTGATTCGGTGATACAACTCACCCCAGTGGTCTGTCTCTTTGGTCTTGTTAGCCATATTGCAACTCCCTCTTTGGATGTGCCGAGCAGAGCCGGATGCTGGGGAACGTGCACTCAGCGTTGGACAAACGACGGTTGCGCCTCTTCTGGACAACGTACGTCTCGCCACACTCACATGTCCACGTCTGACGCAAGCAGTTGTCGTCTGTGAGATGTTGTCGCTTTCCCTCACAATGTGCGTTGATCATCGATGCCACCTACGCCAGTTGACTGCCGCTGCTGTTCGGCCAAGAGTCTTGGCTGCTGCAGCGTCACTCATCTCAGGATGATCATCCAGAAACTTGTCCTCATCTGGACGCCAACGTGTACGACCGTTGGGAGCCAATGACTTTGGCGTCAGTCTCTTGGTCTTGACTGTGACATGTCCATTGTCGGCACGATCAACCTGGACCTTGGGCAAGAGTTCAACCTCAGCACTTTCAAACTCAGCCTCAGGCATGAACTCCATGATCTTCATGACATCAGCCAACGAGTGGACATAGATGATCACACGCAGCATTTCCTCATACTCCGACACTTGTCACCTCTGTGGGTGGTTGTAGATGATGACGCTGCCATCCTCTTGCGGGACGCACCGCGAGGCATCACCCTCAGCGATGGACAACGCGTGGGCCCAAGCCAACGGATGTGCCTTCTTCACGTTGACCGGGCTGAACTTTGGTGCTGTCTCCTTGCGACCCTTGAAGCCACGAGCACGACGTGTGCTGTGTCCACGGGTCATGTTGCTTGGCTGCTCGCTCAACCAATCTCTCCCATCATCTTGATCTCGTTGGGGCTCAGGTCGACAACCTGAATGTGTGCGTACATCGGAGTGGCGCAGATGTCTGGATCATCCCAGACAACTGCGTCAGCCAACTGTTGGTCGATGTCCAGCATGGCCTGCATGATGCGCTTGGCCTCTGCTTGTCCACCCTTGATCGGTCCTGTCAGACCGATGACGATCTGCTCCTCATCCTTGTACATGAGGTACCACTTGCGCTCAACAGACACAGTGATCCGTCAATTCCATGAACCACGCGACGGGCACATTGTCCACCAGCACTCGCACCCAGCTTTCCTCAGTGTCCAGGCGCACGCTCCAATTGTGCGAACGTGCCCTGGACCTGATGGACTGGAGTGAGCAGTAGTTGCACTTTGTCAACTCACTGATGCCCTTCACCTCCCCAGCAATCTCACGGCCAAGTCAACGCCACGACGTCCATCCAGCAGTGTCTTCTGGACGACATCCTTGGCGATGGTGACCTCTTTGATGTACTCATCGATGCTGTCGGCGGTGATCAACTTGTAGATCATCACCTGGTGGATTCTGCTGACGCGGTGGATGCGGTCTTCCAACTGCTCCTGGTCATCAGGTGTCCATGTCTCATCGATGATGATGAGTTCATCGCAGTGCTCATCCAGCGTGATGCTGACGCCACCAGCCATGGTGTTCATCAACAGCACACGCGGGCCACCTTCAGCCTGGAATGTCTCAGTGACCAGCACACGATGCGACTCCTTGACTGCACCGGTGATCTTCATGAACTCCACCTTGATGGACTCCAGAAACTCACCAAGCGAGTCAATGACTTCAGTGAACTGCGATGCGATGACAATCTTGTCCATGCCTTCACGGTCGTCACCAGCGATCCCACGCTCAATGAGCATCTGCTCAATGACCGCAGTCTTGCCGCTGACCTCAGGACGCATCTTGGCAGTTGGCTTGCCATTCACGCCTGAACCCCACGCACAAGTTGCCATCTGCTTCATACGCGTCATGATCGCAAGCACACCAGCAGCAGTCAACTTCTCATCGCCCAGTTCAGCGAATGCCTGCTTGGACATCTGTGTGTACTGTCGAGCCTGCGCAGCAGGCATGTCACAGATCACATCGATGTATGCCTTCGGTGGCAACTCAGTCACCACCTCAGCCTTGGTGCGACGCAACATGATCTTGTCGAGTGACCTGTACAGGTCATCCTCTCGACCACGCCGAATGGTGCCGATCTTCTTGCCGTACCTGGTGTCTTCAACCACCAAGTACCTGTCTGCCCAACGCCAGAATGAACTGTACTCAGCTGGACGCAGCCAGTGGAGCGTGCCCCACAAGTTGCGAGGCTTGCCCCGCATCGGCGTGCCACTCATTGCGATCCTCGTGTCACCCTTCAGAGCCAACATCGCAGCACCTGTCTTGGTGAGGTTCTGTACAGAACGCACACCAGTGAGGTACTTGTGTGACTCATCGACGATGATCGCTGTCCACGTGATGCCCATGATCACTGGAAACTTGGTCTGTGCCTCACGCACCATCTCAGGATTGATGACGAGCACGTGAGCCTCTGCGGGGGTGGCCAGATAACCATCGAGCCAGTCCTGCATGAGAGCACGTCGCATTCCAGCTGAATCTTGTTGCAGGGCAACACCTACGGTGACGTGAGCATCAGGTGTGAACCTTGTCAACTCACGCAACCACGTTGTCCTGAGGGACGTCAGCGGAGCAGCAATGAGGATCGGACCATGCCACTTGCCTGCTTCCATCAAACCAGAGATTGCCTCCAGCGTCTTGCCCAAGCCTGGCTCATCCGCAATCAGACAATTGCCAGCCTCTGCGATGAAGCGTGCACCCACCTGTTGGTAGGTGCGTGCTGCCATCTTCTCAGCCAACAGCGGACTGAGCGATGGCGTCACATGTAGTGTCGCAGACGTTGCCTTTGCCAGTTCAGCCAATGCCTCCGTCTTGCGCCGCTCAGCCCACGCCCAGTCCCGCAACTCAGGTGAGATTGCGAGCCTGTCCCCAAACTCACGACGCAGAGCCTGGCACGAGTCCAGAGTCAGTGGCGCACGCCACATCTTCTGGACAGCGGTCCATCGGTATCCTGCTGACTTGAATTTGGGAACATCTTGTGGGTTGTACGGCGACATGACGATGACAAGACCATTGCCTGTGCTCTGGTCAATGTCCACGACGATGTCGCGAATCATCATATCCTCCAACAACTTTCTGATGGGACTCATCAGGCAGACCATTCAGTCTGCGACGCCACTGGATGTGGCGTTTCGTCCTATGACCCTGTGTCGAACACCTCATCGGTCTTGTTGGGTTCGTGAACCCAACCACCGTTGGGGTTGTCATGGCACGTGGTTTCACTCGTGCGCAAGAGTGTCCACCCACCAAACTGGTAGGGTGCGATCATCTTGTAGCAGTGGATGCACATCGTGCTGGAGCCGATTGGCTCTTTCCAGGCCATCAGGAGTAGTCCCACTCCTGGTGACACGTGGTCTCAGTCCGTGTACCAGCGACCTTGTCCACGATCTTGCCGATCACACCACTGCGCGGTGCGTCATGCGTCTCACAGACGGTGACCTGCTCAGGCGGCGTGGTACGACCCAGCACCGGCCCCAAATGGGCACTGTTGTCAGGCGCGTGAGTTGGCTGGTGGTCGATGTTGTAACCACCGGGGTGCTTGCTCACTGTGTCCTCCCTGGACTCATCAGGACCAGCATTCACTGGCCGACGCCATATGGCTTCCCCACCACATGGCGTTTCGTCCTACTTGAAGCAGTCTGGATCGGTGTGCTTGCCGTCGCTGCGTCCACATATCTCACATGGCTCCTTCAACGGCATGAGAAGGTACTTGGTGAAGTACGTGAGTGTGTCCATCACCAACCCATCTTTCCAGCACAGATGGGGCCGATGCCCAACTCAATGGACTCAGGGTCCGTGAGTGGGCTGCCGCAGACGCCACAGACGCCAACGACATAGCCGAACATCATCATGTGTGTCTGAGGGTCACTCTTCACCTGCTCGATGAAGTGCTCAGCCTCAGCACGCGTGACCTTGACGTACCTGAAATCACCAGGCCCGCCAAGCACTTTCCTGATGTAGCGGTGGCCATTCTCCTTGCTGGTTGCGATGCGATAGAACCTGGGCTTGTTGTCCTCGATGAACGCATAGCGGCCATCAGGCAAGTCACCAGGGATGATGCTGCCGTTGCCGATGGGCTTCACCGGCTGCTGGAGCATCTGTTCGATCATCACACTGGCCTCCTGCTTCGACAGGTTGGCCAGATCGCTGATGCCAGGACCATTGTCCGGCATCACACGGTGTGCGGTCAGGTCTGTCAGGTACGACAGTTGCCTGTCCGTGATCTTGGCGACTGCGGGTGTCTGGTAACATGCTCGCACCTCAGCGGTGGAGTCATGCACACCCTTACAGTTGCCGCATCTGATCTGCATCTGTTCCCTCCCATTGACTTGGACTCATCAGGCAGCGCTTCACGCTGCGACCTGTCACCCATCAAACTTGTTGTAGGGCAACAGGTTTCGTCCTGTTACGCTGGCGTCACATCCTTGTGGAGACGCTGTCCACGACCCAAGCCGAGTCCCAGGCCATGCATGAAGTAGTGGTACTCACACATGTTCGCCCAGTACCCTGCGCGTGTCTTGCCATCGACTGCTGCTGGCGTCTTGCCATCGGCGCAGTAGTCGCACCCAGGCACGACATGGAGATACACATCGGTGTCCGTGTTGCGACCACGACTGCTACGCTGGTAGCGCGCAATCGCATCGTTGATCGGCTCACCAGTGATCTCCCTGTCCGGCATGGACAGGTACTCCGGCATGTCACTCATCGACGTCCACCCAACGGTGGGTGTTGCTGTCGTATGCCATCGCGCCATTCTCAATCTTGGCGATCAGCGCGTCCAGATCGGCAATGGCTGCTTCACGCGTGCGTGCCTTGGTGTAGCCTGCACGTTGAAGTGCCTTGAGTGTCGACTGCTTGAACTTCACACCCGTGCCTGCCTCAATCTTGAGGCGACCACGAGCCTGTTGAAGTCCAAACAGTGCGATCTGCCAGTCCTTGTCGATCATTACCATCGACTGTCCTCCCATCGGTCTCATCAGTGCCCGCATCACGGGCAGACCCCATGTCCTGCATGGGGTTTCGACCTGTAGATGTGACTGTGGGGCCCAGGCAACTTGCGCCTGGACCCCACGAGTCCCAGCTGAGGATCAGAAGGCTTCAGCAGTCTCCGTGTCCTCGGTGTCGTCCACCTCGTCAGCCTCATCGGCATCGGTGGCGACAGTGACGCCAGCCTCAGCGAGCATCGCCTGGATGGCAGCCTTGCGTGCATCCTGGTCCTGCTGACGCTTCAGAGCGGCAGCCTGAGCAGCCTGGATCTTGTCCAGTTCCTTGGCAGCCTCTTCTGGAGTCATCTCCTCAATAGGCTTCACCTTGGTCTTGGTGGCCCGCTCAGCACGCTGCGTCTCACGCTCAGCGATGAACGCAGGCTCCGCACGGAACACGTTGTACAGCCGCGTTGTCGCAGCAACAACCTGAACCGCAGGCAGGTCATCGATGTTCTCGATGCCATTCTGCTCAGCCCACTCGGTGAAGCGCACGTGAGCCCACGTTGGCGCATCGCCGAATGCCTTGGCCACCTTGACCGGCAGCGGCGTGGGCTCCTTGGGAGCCTTGTCCGCTGCTGGCGGTGCCTGGACGGTCGGTGTCTCCGTCACTTGGTACCCTCCAATTGTCCATCGCTCGGGACTGTCCCGAACGATCTTGAGCGTACCCTGTCCCTCACCGCGAGGGAAGGGCCTGATGCGTGATGTAATCACGGACTCATCAGCGCAGGCATAACCTGCGGACCTGTTGCGCTGCAACAGGTTTCGTCCTAGAATGTGATCTCCTCACGGGTGATCCAGTCCACCATGCGCCACTTGGTGTAGCCCACTGGGTGTCCATCGCGCGCATCAAGCAGTTTGAACTCACGAGCAGCATCGCTGGCCACGGTGCGGTAGTCACCGCGTGCGTAGTCTGTCCACTCGTCAAACTTGCCCTCACGCTTGATCTGGACCAGAACCGTGTCGACACCCAGGTCAATGTCGCGCTTGTTGCGCTCCAAGTGAGTGGCGATGTCCATCTCAATCCTCCAAGGCTTGTCTCATCAGCGGTGCGGGAGCCACCCATCACCGGACCCCATGCCCTTCATGGGGTTTCGACTACCAAGCAAGGTCACGCTCATCGAGGCACTGGGGACACAGACGACCCTCATCAGTCTCGACCAGTGTGCTGTCCAGGACTGGCTCCAAGCAGTGGGAGCAGGTCTCATGGCACTCGCACGCCCACTTGTCGTGGTCGTCAGCGATCTTGGTCATTCCATCCTCCAGGGACTCATCAGCACGGCCATTCAGCCGTGGACCTGTTGGGAGCCAACAGGTTTCGTCCTACCAACGCAACTTGGGCGGCTTGGGGAAGCCACCCTTGAGACCACGGTTGACGATGTTGTCCACCTTGGTGGCCTCGCGGTGCTTGTCCGTTTCGGCGCGACACGCTGGGCACTGCACAGTCTTGAAGGACTGCTTGGGCCCCAACGTGAACTGTTTGCCGCAACGCTTGCACATCCGCACGCGGTCCATCTCATCCTCCAGAGCAGGCTCATCAGTGCGGGGATGCTCAACCCCACAGACCCATACGAAACTTGTTGCCCCGTATGGGTTTCGCCATCAGGCGGCAGCAGCCACCGTCAGGTTGAACTGGCTGAGGTAAGCCATGATCGCGAGGATCATGCGCTCCACCTCAGCGTCGATGACCGGCACCTCGGTGCTGGTCTCGACCGCTGCGACCTTGGCTTCAGCCTTGGCCGCGAGCGCAGCAGCCTTGGCTGCCCTGCGCTCGGCACGCGCCTGGGCGCGCGCAGCGTACACCTTGACGCGGTCGGCCTCAGCCGGGATGGACTCGCCAGCCCGCTTGAAGCACTCGCGGCAGCCGAACATGCCATCGTCGATGGCGTCGCTCAGCAAGGTCTCGCCAGTCACGTACCAGATGGTGCGGTTGAACTTGTCGCTGTTCCGCTGGCCCTGCGCGAGCGCACGGCAGTCGCCAAACAGGTGGAAGTGGCGACCGGCACCGGTCGTGATGACGTAGGTGTTGGTGTTGTACTGCATGATGTTTCCCTCCAAAGGATGCCCCTGACTCATCAGCTGAGGGTTGGGGCTCGACCCTCAGGACGTCATGTGGGATTGCGCACGGCCATTGGACTCAGTTGTCGATGGACTTACGTTGCCCCGCATGACGTTTCGTCATTGGAGGGAGGATTCCACTCTTCAGTTACCCACGACCGCCTCTGTGCTCTCCGCCATCCTCCGCCGCGCGCACCGGGGTGCCTTCGGCTCGGGAGGGAACGTCTCAACAGCGACCGCTCCGGTGACTCACTGCCGCTTCCAGCGGCACCTCCAGGTTCGGAGGCGGGCCAGCCGGTCACCCCGGCGTCCCTCTCGGTCTTGCTGCGCAAGACCTTACCCTGGTCCGACAGCCGACGCGCCTGTCGTTACCGTTTCGTATCCATCCCGTTATCAGATCGTTATATTTCGTTGACGAAGCGTTACCATTTCAAGATCGAATACTACGGAGAGTAATAACGATCTTGCAAACTGGTGGGGAGAATGTTGTTGCCTACCAAGGACTTTCGTGTTGCCTGTGGCAGAAACCTGTTGGTATGCATGAACATTCTCGTTCAAGATCGAAATCACCCATTCGGCCTACATCTTCAAGATCGTTAGAGGGTCGAGGCTCTACACGTGTGTCTAACAAGATCGACTCCGTAGGGGTCCGAACCTACTGGCCCTGCCCCGCTACACGCTCTACGCAGTGTTGCCAGCCCGGGCACACACACTCCTGCCCGACCCACCCAGTCGTCGGCGCGACCGGCCCTCAAGATCGTTTCACCTCGGGACGATCTTGGAATGTTGAAGATCGACGATCTTGGAAGCGTTGGACGATCTTGGAATGAACGATCTTGGAGCCCAGATGTGCTGATGGGGCGCAAACCTATTGCGCCCCAACAACTTTCAGGACAAGCTGAGGAGAATGTTCACGCCCTCCAACAACTCACGGTGCGGGTGGAGGTGGCGGATAAACGATGTCGCCATAGACAGGCCACATTGCCTGGACAGCAGCGAGGATGTCGCCATCCTTCACTGCGTCCTGCGATGCCTCATCACCAAAGCCAGGAGCAACGCACACCAACTCAAACAGGCCACCTGCGGTACCACTGCTTGCGATGATGGCGTTGGCCAACGTTGCGATGCCGTAGCGACCGTCATCCTTGTAGATGAGTGCCTGCTGCTTGATGCATGCGAAGACACGTCCACGGAAGATGGGATCGTTGGACAGATTGTAGTTGTTGAGAAATGCCATCACGCTGCTCCTACATCTTCGACAACCATCTGCCATGGGTAGGTGGTTTGGGCACGGAAGTTGCCAGACGCAGCACTGGATGCGATTCTGGCCTTGCGAGTAATGCTTCCAGACAAGCCAGACTCGTACATGACAACGTTCCAAGGCTGATAGCCTGCGGTAACCTGAGCAGTCTGGTTCATCTGCTTGATGACGTTGTTGCTGGCATCGCAGATGGTCAAGACCTGAGAGGCTACGTTGGTGACCTGGCTGCTGAAGCCACAGACAGTTGTCTTGTACATCCTGCTGGGGTCAGCAGTCCACGTACAGGACAGGCCAGTGTCCATGACTGTTGTGAATACCGTTGAAGGGTCTGTGCTTGGCCCATAGAACGCATACGCCACCTTGCCATACGCACTGCTGGTGTGGAAGTGGTCGCTGCGGGCGGCAGTGAGGGCCGTGCCGTTCCCCGCAAGTGCTGGAGCGCCATATGGATCAATGCGCTTCAGGATCATGGTGTCGGCAAACACGTTGTTGTCCAACGCAGAGTCTGTGTGGTCACCGCGAGTGCCTGGACACCACCCACATCGCATGCTTACATCAGTTGACGGCACCTGCCAGGTGAACTCATACCTTGTCCATGATGTGGTCAGGTTGATGCGACCAGTCTGGATGGTGTGGATGCCGCTGACAAAGAACTGTGGGTCAACACCAGGTGGCGCAGTGATGACAAAGAACTCAATGCCGCCAGCACCAGCAACGTTTGACCGAATGTATGCTGAGCTGAAGTAGTTGCCGCCAGACTGACATGCGATGGCCGACACAGGCCACAAGCGTATGACGGCATCTGTGCCACCTTGTGCTGGTATGAACACGTTGGCACCAGTGGTGCCTTGGTAGTACATGCCATCAACGCTGATGGGGCCAAGCAACGGCTGAAGTGGCCCACTGTTGGGTGAGCGCCAGAACCCAGACCAGCCAACAGGATTCCCACTGCCGTCCCATGACTCCCAGTCAGCGTTTGGGAACATGTTGTCGTTGTATGGACCAGGTGGACCTTGCGGGCCAGCAGGACCGACAGACGGCAGCACCATCCATGTGCCTGTCGCTGGGTCCTTGTACTTGAGAACAGCCATTACGCCAACCCCATGTCGTCAACCATGATGAACCTTGCACCACTTGTGCGTAGCCTCATGGAACCAGCAGATGCTGCTGCTCTGACCTTGCGAGTGATCGAACCAGACAAGCCAGACTCAAAGTGCTGTACATTGAAGTACGCATACTGCAGCGGTGCCGTGGCGTTGACGCCATATGCTGCCTGGTTGATGATCGTGTTCGAGGCATCGGTGATGTAGATGGTCTGCTGGCCGCTCGCGGTGATCTGGTCGGACTGCACGCACACGGTGATCTTGTACAGCCTGCTTGGGTCTGCCGTCCATGTCACAGTCATGCCCGCGACATCAGCAACTGTTGTGAAAGCCGTCGCATCAGCAAATGTGCCTGAAGCGTACCGAATGTTGCCAAACGCCCATGGACCAATCTTGCGCCACACGCCACTCTGTAGCACATAGAAAGCGTTGGTATCACTGGCATATAGCATGGCGCCAGTCTGGAGTGTCGCACCCACAGGGCTGAACGGTGGACTCGTGATGGGCCCCACGAAGCAGTTGCCAAGGATTGCCCAGTTGTCCCAGTAGCCAGGCGTAGCAGTAACCCAACGACGCACCCACACCGTGTATGTGTTGGTCTGCCCATACAACATCTGCATGATGTAGCCGTTGTTGACATACGTCATGATCATCGATGGCGTCACTGGCCATGTTGACGGTGGGTTGGGCTGCGTGACGCGCATGATCGACAAGCCTTGTGGGAATGGTGTGTTGTCGCTGTCGTACGGCACAGAGTCATCGTCGAGCAGGAACGTGCCAGATGCCGATGGTGCTACCTCATCTGTGTCCACCCAAAGGTCAAGGCTAGCAACAGCATAGCCTGGATCTGCTGCTTGGATGATGACCTCTTGTGGCCCAGCGGGACCTGGCGGACCAACACCACCATTGAGACCCAACGGCACCCATGCACCGCTGACTGGATCCTTGTACTTGAGTGTCGGCATGTTGCTCCTACAACGGTGCGATCCATGTAGCAGACAACCATGTGAAGTAGTTGCCTAGGTTGGTATTGACGTTTGCACCAGACTCTTGGTATGCCAAGCCTTCAAGGTAGTCACCAGCGCTGAACTCTTCATCAGCACTACCACTCACACTGCCTGCATTGGCCACAGTGTTATTGCTCATCCACAAGAACTGCTGCAACGTTGTCGCGCCATTCTTGCGGAACCAGAACCCACGTCGCAAGGTGATGGCTGAGGCAAAGTAGACGCCACCAGTGATGCGATACAACCCATCGATTGGCAAGATGAGTCTGTTGGTGCCCATGGTGACTTGTGGCGTGCCCTTCTGGTAGCGCGCCACCATGTTAGTCAGCAACGTCCATGCACCTGTGGGGATTGCTTGGGCAAGGTTCTGCGCCATGTACCCACGCGGTGGGTCTTGCCGCGCAGTGATGATCGTTGCCGACTGCGTCGACATGACATCCTGGTACCATGGACCCCATGCAACTGCAACTGGATCCCACACGCGTGAGTAGCGAATGGCTACGCCAGATGAAGGCTTGTTGGGAGCCAACAAGTCTTGCCACACTTGTCCACTGCTCTTGTAGCACCACAACTCACAAGGCACAGCAGCAGTTGGCCAACCAGATGTTGTGCTCTGGATGTCCATGAAGGTGATGCCTTCACTATATGCTGTACCAGGTGTTGCGTTGGTCATGGTGTCGCCAGGCAACTTGTATGTGTAGGCACCGGAGCCAACGGTGTTGCCCGTGTCATCGTCGGTGTCTACCCACAACTCAAAGTTGGGAGCACCTGGCGTGCCTGGGCTGATGAGTACCTCATCACCAGACACGTATGCTGATGGCGTTGCCCACGTCGCATCGTAGTCAGTGCCACTGTTCTTCTGTAGCACCTGCCCCGCACTACCACCAGTGGGAACACCTTGTCCTGCAACACCTTGCGCCCCAGTGTCACCCTTGTCACCCTTGGGCTCTTTGTTGCCATGGAACGCAACCCACAACGCCACCGGCAAGCCAGCAACATCTGCGGGGATCGACATCGACGTGCCGCTGTTCTGGTATATCTGGATCTTGTATGTGTTGCCAGCGGCAGCCCAGAACGTCAACGCAACTTCGGTGCGTGTCCCAAACGATGCTTGTGCATTGACGCCGCTGTCAGCAATGATCATGCTATCAGTGGTACGCATGATGCGCAGCATGCGACCACCAGTCGCGTTGCTTGGGTAGTTGGAGCAGTTCCAGACGATGGTGTAGACGCCATCCTTGTTGCATGTGATGATGGTTGACGCAGGGTTGGCTGTGACGGTGATGGCACCGCCTGTGTCACTTGAGTCTGCAGTAACCTGCGTGAACGGCCCAATGTCGTTCCACGCAGCGTTGGTGCACAAGTATGCTGCGTTGAGGCGCCACTTCTGAACAGCAAGCGGTTGCTGCACGCCAGGGCCACTTGTAGCAGCGTACTGCTTGCGCTCAAGGATGCCCACGCGCCCATCGAGTTCATCAAGCGCGTCAACAGGATTCGGGTCAAGAGCCATGGGCCTCAACTACTCGGCACGAATGGTGGACGTACCAGTGCGCAACTCACTTGATGTCCACTGCCGTCGTCATTCAGGTTGACGGTCATCTCAGTGATGCGGTACTGGTCATTGACGTTCAGTCTGCCTGAGCGAGCAACAAAGCGACAGATGTCTCCAAGCCATGCGTCAGTCTCATTGATCCAAGCACCAGGCGCAAGATCCACCGACCAGTCAGCAGCAACCACGTTGTAGTTCTGAAGATCAGCGGCGGCTGCTGACGACAGCGCATTGCTGCCAACGATGCTTGGGTCACTGAGCACGACAGCAAGTGGCCCACGAGGATTGGTGGCGATGTCAGTGCTCTGCGAGAACACTGGAGTCAACGACATATCACCGGTGACGAACACCTCATTGGCGTAACTTGCCGTGTTGAGGCTGCGGTTGATGCCCATGACGGCACCGCCATACTCCATCACGAAGTATGAGTTTAGCCTGTAGTAGAAAGGTGAAACAGCCTTCAGGCTCAACGCAGTCATGCTTGTTGGGATGACCTGCCAACCAAAGCCAACCATCAGTGCGACAGCATCACGGATCGTAGTGCCAACAAGCACATCGAAGTCAGTCAGGTTGGTATCCAACTTGGTGTTGTCAAGCGTGATGGTTGGCTTGATGCCCGACTGCCCATTCAAGTACGTCAACATGTCGGTGATGATCTGTGTCTTGGTCTTGCCGCGCCAAGTCAATGGAGCGTCAGATGCTAGCACCTGACGCCCCAACCACTCACGGTAGTCAAACACGTTGACCGTCACCGTGTGATCTTCAGTTGTGATCGTGTCCTGCGTTGGTCCTACACGTCCACGGAAGAACACCACACCATCACGCAACACCCACACATCTGTCTGCAACTCAGTGATGTAAGCAAACGCATCGTCATGTCCATCAAGGCTGAACTGGAGACTTGCCGAATCGTCCACCTTGAACGTCATGCTGCGGTTGCGTGCGTTGGCCAACACCACCGCAGGGCCGGTGTTGAATGGACCAGCAAGAATCTCCCACGTTGTCATCCATCAGCCACCGTTGTAGTTGAGCCAGCAGTAGCGGGTGAAGGTGCGCGTGCTTGCGTCGTTATTGTGGACATTGACCTTCAAAGTGTTGCCTGCCAGCAACATTCCATCCCAGTTGATCTGCGAGCGTGACACGCTTGACCAGTCATACATGTAACTGGCGCGCAGCGTGTACGCACCGTTGATGATCAGGCTGGTGCCGAATGAGATGTTGCCTGCGATGTTCGCAGCAGCCACCAGGCTGAACCAACCAGCCCTAATCACAGTGTATGTGTCGCCACTGACGCTGACGATCCCAGCAAGTGCAGGTGCGATGGCCAGGACGCCGTCGGCGTGTGTCGCAACAGCAAGTGCTGACGTAGCAAACGAACCAGTTGGCTGTGTAGGCAGAGGCACCCATGCGTTCCATGTGCCGCTTGTCTGGCTACGCACATACATCCGTGGTGGGTTCTCCAGCGACACTGCAAGTTGCACCTTGTTGTTGGCGTCGCTGACGCCGCTGAAGATGATTGCTTGCTGTGGCGCTGCTGGGTTGTTGAGCGTGGCGGCGTAGAACCCACCGGGCGGCACAGCAGTCGTCAACTCACCGTTGTATGCCGTGCTGTTGAGGTCAGGCGCAAAGCCACCAGCAGGGAAGCGTGCGATGCCCAAGTTGTCGGCGCGTGGCGTCGCAACATTGATGGCAGCAGCCAGCAAGTTGGTGACACCAGGCGTACGGCTGATGACAGCGAGCAGGATGCTTGAGGCTGGAAGTGTTGGTAGCACAGGGGTTGAAGCCTCAGCGCCAGACACCACCTGGAGGATCCACCTGTAGTTGTGCGTGCCCGTGACCTGCCCATCCTCAATGGACAGTACAACAGCATCTAGTCGTGGGTTGGTGGTTGGTGGTGTCGGCGGCTGGAGATTCTGCGTTGAAGCATTCCATACCAGGTAACTGCCCTGGTGCGTAACAGTAGTCCCAGCCACAATAGCAGTGCCCGAGGTGATGTCCACCGTGTTGTCACCTGAGCCATGCTGCTGTACCGTAAAGTCGCCAGCATTGAGCACACCACCCTGTGGGTACATCGCGCTGATCACAGACCTGTAGTCCTGCGCTGTGAAGCACAGGTTGGCGTCACCTGTGGCTGGCTGCATCCAGACAGGCAGGTTTGCGCCATAGATGATCGTGGCCATCAGATCCACCTATCCCTCATGCGAATGGTGGCCTGGCCACCAGCACTGCCGTTGAACGAGTATGAGAACTCATTGACTCCTGGCGCAAGCCACATCCATGTGCTCTGCGTGAAGTCATACAGGTTCAGCCTGTTGAGGTTGGGGTCGTTGTTCTCACGCACTGTTCTGGCTTGGCAGTCAACATAGATCTGCGCGTTGGGCGCAATCACGCCAGTCAATGCGATGGTCTGTCCAGTCGTCAGGTTCTTGAGCACAGGCGTGTCAACTTGACCGATGAAGATGATCGTTGGATACGTCATCACATCGCCATTGTTGACAACGATGGTCGTTGATGCGATGTAGCCTGGCGTGAAGTTGGGTCCACACGTTGGCGTGAAGCACTGGTTGGGATCAACAAAGCATGTGCCACCAGTGCTGAAGCCTGATGGTGTTGCGTGGTAATCACGACTGTCGGCAGACTCTTGCGCACCACCAGGGCAACGCCATGATGCACTGCCGATGATGACAGGCCCCATCTCACGCGTGAATGGCGACACGATGGCGTCACCACGCAACTGCATGCGACGCTCAGCAGGCCAACCATTCTCGATGTAGTACAACCATGGGCGTCGTGCGGGTGCAGCCAGCGCACGGACCTTGTCCCAGTACACCGCTGGATATGGGTAGGTGTCAGTCGGGGCAACATATCCGGCCCAACTCACTGTACGCTCGCCCCACAGCGATGTGATGTCGGTTGTACCGTTGATGCCTGGATTGTTCCACGACACGGTGCGCGCAGCAGGCCAGCCAAGATCAAGCAATGACGTGAACATGGGGCCACAGCAACGACATTCATCGCCATCATCATAGGCAAGTTGAATACTCTCGCCGGTGATCTCGTCAACGAGTCTCGATGCTGTGGTCACAACCTGCTCCCAGCGATCATTGCTTCAAGGCTCTGGACAACTTGCTGTGCGGTGTCCTTCTTCATGTCAATGTTGGCGCCTGGGAACAAGTTGACGACTCGGCCACCACCCGCACCTGCCACAGCGGCAGCAGGCTGGAACACACTTGTCTTGGCTAGATTGCCCATGACCGCGTTCATGGTGTTGCTAACGTTGCGCGACTGACCCTGGACGCCAAGGATGAAGCCTTCCATCACGTTGCGGCCGTACTCAGCAAACACACTGGAGGGACTGGAGATTCCCAGTGCCTTCTTGACTGGACCCTTGATCCATCCTGGGATCTTGTCCAGGAAGAATGATGCGATGGTCGAGGCTACGTTGCCCACACCTGTGAGCAGACCATGGATGATATTCTCACCAGCATTGACCAACCACGACGCAGCACCCTTGAAGAAGTTGGTGACGTTGGTCTGGACTGTTGTCAATGCGCCGCTGAACGCAGTCCACAGTGAACTGCCCAAGTGAGCCAAGCCACTGACGATGCGACCAGGCAAGCCAGCGAACCAACTCACGATGTTGGACAGACCGGTGATCTCACGCTGGATGAACACCTTGAACAGATTCGACACCCAGTCCCAGATGGTGTGAACCATGTTGGTAATCCAGGAGAGTACGTTGTGCACACCATTGCTCACCGCAGTGGTGATGTTGTGCCAGATGGTGTGCATGAAGTCGATGATGCGGTTCCAGTTCTTCATGATCAAGATGGGGATGCCGATGAACGGTGCGATGAACGCAAGCGCAATGAGGCCATATTTCTTGATGACAGTCACCACGAAGTTCCAGACAGCCTCGAATGCCTTGACGAACACATTGAACGCAGACACAGCAGCATGCCACACACCGATGAAGAACCCACCAATGTCCTTGGCGATGTTGTTGATGAGTTCACGGAACGGTCTGATCTTCACGTACGCCAACACAAACGCTGCGATCAACGCACCAATGGCGATGACGATCAACATGATGGGGTTGGCATCCATCACGATGTTGAAGGCCAACTGGATGCCGGTCCACACCTTTGTCATGGCCTGGGCCAACTTGCCTGCGACGTTGAACTCCTTGATCGCAACGCCAGCCTTCTTCAACTTGCCGAACACGCCAGTCTCAACGATGGCGCCAAAGCCCATGAGCACAGGACCAGCAGCAGTGATGGCAGGACCAAAGTGTTGGCCAAACTGAGCAACAACATCCTCAACGTGAGCCTTGATGCTCTGCATCTTGCCTGTGAAGGTGTCAGCAGCGATGGCTGCTTGACCCTTCATGCGGTTGCTGAGGATCTCAAGTGCCTTGGTGGCCTGAGCATGCTTGTCTGTGCTGTCCTTCAGTTCCTGCTTCTCAGCCTTGATGTCATCCTTGTACTTGACAATGGCTGCACGTGCCTTGGCCTTCTCATCCTTGTTCTTGCTTGTCGCAAGAATCTCCTGCTCATGCGCCAACCTGGACTGGTTGAGAGCGATGGTCTGCTGAAGGACAACCTGCTTGTGTGTGGTGGTGGCCTTGGCCAACTCATCAGTCGTGATGCCGTACTGCTTGAGGATTCTGGTGTTTCCGTTCATCACCTTGGCGACAGTATCAGCCGCTTGCTGTAGGCTGATGTGCCGTGTCGCAGCCAAGTTGGTCACCAGGTTCATCGCATCATATGAACCCTTGACGTCATTGGTGCGCGTCACCAGAGTCTTGAGAGCATCCTGCGTCTCTTGTGCTGTGTGGCCATAGTGCTCGCCAGACTTGATGACTTCTTCAGTCTTGTCCTTGTAATCCTCCCAAGACTTGCCACTGTTCTCCACCGCTTGCTGCAACTGCTGCTGTGCAATCTTGTCCTTGTCGCCCCACATCTGGAGTCCAGCACCAACAGTTGTAGCAACACCACCAACCACAAGCAGACTCTTGCCGACCTTGCCCCGCATGTTCTCTGCCGATTGGCTGATCTGATCAAACTTGTCGTACATTTCCTGCAGCGGAGCAAACGCAGGGCCAAACGCAGTCGACAGCGCACCAAACGCTGTCCTGAACGTCTGGCGCATACGCGCGCCAGCCTTCTCAGTTTGTGCTGCGACGTTGTTGGTTGCTGTCGTTGCACCCTTCTCAAGTTGGCCAGTCAGCATGTCCTTGCCAACGATGAGAACCTCAGCGGTACCAACAACTGTCATGTGTCACCACCTCTGCGGGGTGGGCGCAGGCCAGCCGTATAGATCAGGTCAGATGACAACTGGAGCGGCTGCGCAACTTGTGGCTCATCTGGTGACTGTTGGCGCTGCTCACGACGGGCACGCAGTCTGCCTTCTGCCATCAGCACGTTGTTGGCAATCTCTTTGTCGACTGCTACACGTGCTTCATATCGTGACGAGCCAACACTCACAACATCATCCACGATGGCGCTGTAGCACATGTTGACGAATGCCACGCTGTCCAGCGTGTCATAGTCAACACCAGTCATCGCAAGTCTGCCTTCGATGTCGTCCCAAATCTCAAGTGCCCACGTCAGGATGACGAGGCACTCTGCGTAGGGCGCTCACTGTACTCACCAGCCAACCACACCATGATCTCGACAAGTGTCTCCAGCGGCACAGCAGTGTCTGGATCATCAAGCACCTTGAAGAATCGCTCCTCATCGTCCTTGGTGATGGACCTGTGGAGCAAGTTGATAGTCTGCTGTGCTTGAATGCCCTCACTGGCGTTGATCGCTGCTGTCATGGCTAGCAACAGGTTTCCAGGGATCGATGAGCGTGCCTTGAACTTCTCAGTCTGCTCGACCCACTCACCATCAATCATGCGATCGAACACCAACTCAAAGTCAAGCGCTGGCTTGTCTTGTCTGGGGACCTTGAACTGTTTGGTCGCCATTGTCCTCCCCTATCTGGCGATGAGTGGTAGGTTGTCAGTCAGGTACCTGTTGGGTCGTGTGCCTGGATGATGGACAATCTTGGCGAACACCCAACCTGACTGTGTGTTCCCTGGGAAGCGCAATGCTCTTGCCTTCACAGGTAGGATGACGTGTGGCCGTGTGCCTTCATGATGGATGAGGGCAATGGGGTGGCTGGATCCAACGATGCCCATGGGCACGGCCGTTCCACTGACCGGTGCTTGTAGACGTTTGACGATTGAGTCACGCAGATTGCCGTATCCTCCACCGCCATGGATATGTCCGAGTCTGATCTGGCGTCGTGCTGCTGACTGTAGAATCTCCATGCGGCGCATGAGGTCTCGGCAGTATTCGCCATCAGGGCTGCGCAGTATCTCATCGAGTGCCTCACCACGGATGGTGATCTTGACGCCACGACTGTCGTTGACGACAAAGTTGCCAGCACTCATCGTGCCACCGCACGTACGCCACGAGCAGCAGGCTTGTCAGCCCACCAGTCCTCAGCCAGCATGACGGTGTACATGATGCTGCTAGCAGCAAAGCCACCAGATGGTCCGATGGTGCGCAACTCACCAACGGTCTGCGGGACGTTGCGCGGAGCGATCAGGCAGGCACTCTTGATCTTCTCAAGCGAACGTCGCATGGCAAACGCATCGTTCATGATCAGGCTTGCTGCAGCAGCGCTGTCTGCTGGTGATGGTGGTACACCTTGATCGCTCAATGTGGGCACACAACGCACAAGCGTTGCGAAGAACTCAGCGCTGCTGATCATCAACGCAGACATCGTTGGGTATGGCGTGTCCTGTGTCTGCATGTTGCTGATGATGCGAGTCATGTTGACCGTCAACTGCTCACAGTCAAACGCAACCTCAGCACCAGGAGCAACATACACCATGTCGGGCAACACGATTCCCCTGTTGACCAACTCAGCACTGAGTTGCTCAAGCAGGTTCTGTGCCACCACACCCAAGTCAAGCATCAGTACTCGATGATCTGCGTGTCGGTGTCACCTGCGCACGTTGCCTGGACGGTGTATGCCTTGCCAGACGAGCCATCAGCGTAGGTGTGAGCCTTGGTGTTGGTACCCGCAGTGACGTTGTCAGTTGCTGTGCCATCGCCCCAGTTGACAGTCCATGCCTGTCCAGCAGCGATGGTGTGAATGTTGATGGTCACGTTGGTGTTGGGTGAGCCGAACGTGATGCTGTCGATGACGATGTGGTCAGCGGCAGGTGCATCCGGCGCAAACGGCCCACTCATGTTCTTGGGCCAGAACGGATTGTAAGCAGGGTCGTCAATCTTCTCAACGACTGCCTGCTGGCCAGGCGCTTCTGTCATCACTACTCCTGCGCTCATGCCTGTTACGGCCACGTTTGACGCTTGCCTGTGTTGATCATGTCAGGGCTGAACGCTATGGGCTTCCTCAGTTGCTTGGCAGGGTTGAACGCCATGACGAACAAGTCTATCTGGTAGTTGCCCGTCAGACCCTTGGTGAAGAAGTCCATGGGGTCGATGATGGCCATGGTGACACCTTGGCGTGTGATGCTCGTCAGCCGCGTGGGCAACTTGCATCCACTGCTTGTTGGTGTCATCGCACGGTACATCTCAGCGGACAGGATGGTGGCTGCGTCGATGCCCATCTGGGGTGGGTCTTCACCAAATGTGAAGTCCACCTTGAATGGCTCTTCGCAACTGTCGCAGCCACAGACTGGCCACCCACAGCAGTCCACTCGTGTCAACCACTTCTGGTCTTCCACGATGTAGTTGATCGGGTCCAGTACATCACCATTGATGGTGACGCTCTGGATGCTGACGATCGGACCACGCCCCAAGCCGATACTCATTGGAGCATAACATGTTCTGTGCGGGTAGCCGCAGCAGACACCCCACGTGTACGTTGGCCATGAGATGGTCATCGGCTCAGGGTACACCTGCTGCTCATGACGTGCTGTTGGTCGTACTGTCGCAGTCAGGACACCTGGAAACTTGCGCCCACTCAGCGAGTACAGACACTCACTTGATGAACTGATGCATTGGGCCAGGCGTGCCTGGCCCGCCGCATCATCAGGTGCGTCGTTGCCCAGGTACTCCATGACTTGCTCAGGAGTAACCCAGTCTGTGGTCACGGCGCAGAGCCTGCCGTCCAGGCCGATCCGTTCCAGTACGCACGACCACCAGTGCCGGCAGTCGCAGTCTGGACGTACTGACCAGTTGTCCATGCCGTGGTAGGTGCAGCCACGACAGTGTTGGGGATGCCACCGATGAGGCTGGTGACATCAGCAGGAGGTGTTGCACCGCTTGGGGTCCACGTGCCAGGAGTACCTGACGTGGCACCAGTTGCGGCACCAGGAGCAGCAGGCACCTTCTGCCCACCGCACTGTGGCGTTGGGTAGGTGTCGGTGAACGCTGCCTGAACGACACGGCTGGAGTCCCAGGTCCAGTCGTTCATGGGGCCATCATCCCAGCCTGGGTTCTCAATCGCAAACCCATCGTAGATGTTGGCCATGGCGTTGATGTCGATGGTCCTGTTGCCCTTGCGCAGCGACATGTGTGGGAACACCCACCAGATGTACGGCTGGTCTGGGTCCTGGTAGCCATCGATGACGTAGCGCGTCCATGCTTCGATGGACACACCGTTGGGTGTCGGGTCTGTCATGAGCGGTGGGTACTGCCAGCCCATGACCTCCACGTTGGGCGCAGTGCCCTGCGTGAACAGACTGCCACCGGTCAGCAGCACTTCCAGTTCAGGGTCTGGCACACAGACCTCAATCTCCACCGTGAGGCGCTTCATGAGGTCAGGAGTGCGGTAGACCACGCACAGGTTGCCTGCTGCGTTCTTGTTGCTGATCTCCTGCCCAGTTTCCATCTCTGGGTTGAAGTCGATCTTCACAAGATTGTCGGTGACGTACATGGCGTTTCCAGGTGCTGGATTACCATGACTGTCCAGAGCAGTGGCCCTGATGGCGACACACTGAAGTGAGGCGCCACAAAGGTTTGCCATCTTACCTCCTCACGGCAGTGTGACGGTTACCTTGATGCGGCACAGTTCGTCCCACGAGACAATGCCGTATCGCTCTGCCTTGATCACCATGGTGTTGGCCGACTTGTCGATGGCCTGTCCCATGTTGCCCTCATCTGGCACCGTCCACACGTCGCTCAGACGGACATCAGTGAGGCCAGTGGCGAACATGTCGAACGTCTTGTTGCCTGTCATGGGATATCCGCTGCCAGGCACCACAATGGTGTCCTTACCCGTGAGCAGCAGGTTGCCCTCACGACGGATGTAGCCATTGCCATATCCCATGGCATACGCCAGTGCGCCAGCCGGCATGTGAATGGTACCACGCCCACCATACGCACAGTCGCCCAGGCCCTGCTCAAGCACAGCCAGGCCAACAAGGATGTCCGTCACTGCAGTTGCTGAGACGCCTGACTTCTCAAGCCATGTGTTGTTCAGGCTTGCAGCGTTGGACAGAGTGCCTGCCCAAAACTCACGCTCCAGCAACTTTGGTGTTGCAGCGTCAAGCAAACGCTGCGCACGACCCCAGTAGTCAGCCTCCTGGAAGCCAAACGTGGAGCACGTGAACTGCGCGCTGAGCACGTATGGCTGCCAGTCGCTGACGAACGGTGCCGTTGTCACGATGTCTGCGTGCTGTGCTGAACAGTAGTCATACAGCGTCAGCACACCAACACCTTCAGGCAGGTATGAGAAGCCATCCACCCAACGGCCATCAGTGTCGTCTGGCGGAATACGTGACGACCTGACAAGGTTGACTGGGCTGGCCATCTCAGAGGGTGCGACGGTGACAGCAGCAGGACCAATGCCTGCGGCCACCAGCGTCTCACGGTCCCTGGTGCCGATGCTGAAGGTTGGGGCAGTCACTCTAGCCTCCAATCTGGAGAGGGTGGGCGCCATGCGTCACGGGGGAGGACATCATGACGCCCACGTCTCCATCCCTCAGGACACCTGCAGGGTGCCAGCAGACATACCAGTCGGGTGAGTCGTGACGGTGACCTTGAGAGACTCAGCGCCACGCTTGGCGATGCCCTCAAAGTCCTCACGCCAGATCTCATAGTCGTTGGTCGTGTTGAGCGTGGAATCACGTGTGACTCCAAGGTCAATCCGGCCACCGTCCAGGAACTGCCACGTGCCCTCTGCGTAGTAGTACGCCACGAACGTGGTTGGCCACGGGTTCAGTGCACCAGCACCCTGGGCAGCACCGAATGAGCCAGCCTTGTCCTCAAGCATCCACACAGTTGCCACGTTGCGCGATGCGAAGTATTCGTCAACCTGCGCGTCAGTGACGCCAAGGTTGCCAGGCTCCGTGTCGCGGTCGTGTGCCAGTTCCATCGCCAGGTCGGCACGCACAGCGTCCCGAACCCACGCAGGCAGAACAAGCCGCACCGTCGCAGTGTTGTCCAGACGGTTGCGGTACCTGTAGCCAGCGTTCATGAGATCCAGGGTCCACAGTGTGGTCCTGATCTCACCAAGCACCTGCGTTGCCGTCACAGCTGTTGAGCCGCTGTCGATGGCGTTGAGCAGAGTGCCCTCGGCCACACGCGCCGCAGCCACGTCCATGAGTGCCGTCTGGGCGTTGACCATCTCAGGGCTGAAGCGCCCCATGAAGTTGCCGACCTTCAGGCAGACAGGGATGCCGTAGACATCAGCCTCGACAGGCGTTCCACACGTGATCGTGAAGCACGTCTTGGGAGTCGCGGCCACGTCCATGGCGATGGTGTACGGGGTGGGTGGCGTCACCGTGCTGAGCAGTGGCTGCGGGGTGAATCGCAGGCCACCGCGCGTCGCTGCGAATGACGGCAGCGAGTCACGGAGTGGACGAGCAGTCGAGCCGATGGTGTTGATGGCGTAGTCGACACTCACCGGCTGGCAGAGACCACCAGACGCCACGAGTGCCTCAGCACCAACAACCTGCTCGATCTTCTCATCGTTGGCCCATGCGTCGTCGTCCAGCTGACGCTCAGCAGGATACTCCTTGATGATGGACGCGACAAGCACGTCACCACTCGGACCACCCTTGCCGATGGCGTTCAACTTGCGCGTCATCGCAGTTGCCAGGTCCTTGCTGGAAGTGATCTCCTGGCCAGCGCTGAAGCCAACCACGTCACCAGCAGCAACCATGTGGCTCTTCACGTGAAGAGACCTTGGCGCTACAGGCTTTCCGTGCTTGACAGCAGCACGCACCTGAGCAAGCGGTGGACGCGATGCAGCAGCAACAGCCTTGCCTTCCTCAGCAGGCTGGTCGGTGTGCTCAGTGTCACCATCGGGCTCAGACTCAGGCTCTGCCTCAGGGTCACCGTACGTCGGCACCGTCTCAGGCATCGCTGGTGCGTCAGGAGCAGGCTCACCCTCAGGCTCGCCATACTCCGGCGTGGTGTCGCTGTCCTCCAGCCCAGGGAGCGTGTCCTGGTGGACACGATCACGCAGTGCCTGGGACTCCTCACGCTTGGCCTCTTCTGCCTTGACCTCGTCGACAGCCTCTGCCAGTTCAGTCAGTTCATCGACTGAGCCATGGCCACTGTCATCCAGAGCGTCGAAGGCAGCCACAAGGTCAAGCCGCAGGCGAGCAAGGTCATCCTTGCTCATGCTGGCGATCTGCGCCAGCCTCTCCTTCAGCTTGGGTCCCATCGGTGGGATGCCCTTTCTCTTGGTAGCGGGTGATCAGCACCACTATGTAGTGCTACTCGTGCTGGTGCACTCGCTGTCGCAGTGTCTCCACCACCATCCTCTCATACTTCTCAGGCATCTCACCGCTATGCGATGTCGTTGCCTCATCCTGCGGCTTGGTCTTGCGCACAGTCGCCTCTGTGATCATGCCAGCAGCAACCAGCGACTGCTCCATGCCTGAAGCAACGCGTGCCTTGGGACGTACCACAGGGAAGCCTGGCACGTTCACAGCAAGCGCTGCAACAAGTTCAAGGTGTCCACCGATCTGGCGCCAGTCACCTGACAGCGCACTGCCCCTGAAGGCTCGCAGTGTCAGTTCCCCAACGTCAGGCCGCAGGCATCCAGCGAACCAGATGCCGTACTTGTCTTCGCCGATGGTGACATCAGCGACAGCAGTGCCCGTGTTGTCGTAGTGGGCCTTGGCGCTGTCAGCGTTCTGCCACATCTCAGCATGACCGGTGCCCAGCGTGATCGGTCCTGTGCTGACGAGTTCATCGTCATCACACATCACAGCACCTGTCATGAAGTATGAGTAGTTGCTCTTGCTGTGTGGCGCACGCACGCACTGGCCATTGAAGCCAGTGTGGCACTCATTCCACGTCGCAAGATGGCCGTAGATCTGTCCGTTGTTCATGATGGTCATCGGTGTCGGAGCACCCAGGCCAGGGTTCATGAACCACACTGCGGGTGGTAGCAACGGACCTGCTCCTGCGGTCACTGGTCCCTCCCGCATGAATGGCTTGTCGTGGCTGATGATGCTTGGGCCGCGCACAGGGTACATCTCATCGTATGCAGCAGACACAAGAGTGCTGTCTCCGTCTGGGATTTCGATGTATGCACCCTCGAATGCGGGGAACGGACAGATCGTGACGCCCATGACTCGGCCAGCAGTGATCTTCTCACCAAGTTGGCCTTCCTCATCACCATCACCGAACAGCCAGTCCCAGAAGTCAGTCTCTGACTCCTCACCATCTGGACCGACCATGACGAGTTCGCTCTGAACGTCGCCAAGGTCTACGCTCACACCGCGCAGGAAGCCATCGTTGACAAGACGCTTGATCTCCTGTGCCCAGTCAGCGCTGTCAAACTCACCGTCAGCAGCCAGATATGTGGTGCCATCTGGGTATGCCTCGCCCGTACGCGAGTCAGTAAGGCCACCATCAGCAGCAGTCTTGCGCGTGATGCTGGTGAGTTTGCCGACAAGTTCAGCATCTTCATGGCCCATGGTGGTCTTGGTGATCGCCATGACAGGCAGCGGCAGATCGCGCCACGTCAAGACACCAGGGTCAATCTTGCGGTTGTCGCCAGTCCAAGCACCCTCAAGGACCATGACCGGCATGCTGAAGTTGTTGGCGTTACTGGGGATTGCGTCCACAGGTGGAGCGGTCACAGGCTGCTCGTCGAACATCTCACCATCCTCGATGTCTGCCTTGAGTTCAGGCGCGTCAAGGCCAGCATCCTTGAGATGTCCAGCCAGGTGGTTGTACACACCCTGCCTGTCACCAGACGGGATGTTTGGCCTTCCACCACGTCCACCGTTCAGCGCACCAATGGCTGCTGACGCACCCTTGGCATTGGCCGCGCCAACTGTGCCGTTGTCGCCAACGTTGTGGTGTGGAAACTTGTACGCGGCGTTGGTGGTTGGATCGCCTTCTGGGTCCTTCCATGCATACAACTTTCCGTAGTTGGCTGCTGTTGGTGTCGCATTCTTCTCAGCAGCGCCACCATCCCAGGCACCTTCGGTGTCGACTGCTGTCTTGTGACGACCAATCGCGCCAAACTCCTCAGTGTCTGACATGGTCACCTACCTTACACAAGTGAACAGGTTGAACGTGGTTGGCCCTGACTTCACGCTGATCTCTTGTGCTTTGAAGCCAGTTGGGCACGTCATGCCTGCTGGTCCTTGCTTGCCTTGCTTGCCTTGCTGTCCTTGAGGACCAGTGGGACCTGGTGGGCCAACCTTCCCCGGTGCGCCTGCAGGTCCCACTGACCCAGTCTTGCCTGTCGCGCCAGCTGATCCTGTCGCGCCTGTATCGCCAGTTTGTCCAGAAGGTCCAGTTGCGCCGACACTGCCTTGAGGCCCAGTTGGACCAGGTGAGCCTTGAACACCTTGCGCTCCTGGTGGACCTTTGGGTCCTGGCGGACCTGGCTGAGAAGCATTGGCTGCACTGAGGAATCCAGCGCAAGCAAGCAACAGTGCAGCAGCAACGATGAACGCTGCCGTGGCGCTCCCAAAGATGCGCCCGGCAAACGACGTTGCCCTGGTCACCGCTCATCCATCTCAATCCCATGCTGAGCCAACAACAACTTGGCTCTGTACAGTTCAGCCTCTGCTTGTAGCCTCGCATCACGCTCTGTGCTGAGCATGTCGCTCAGCTGACCTTCTGATGCTGCTGCTGCTTTGCGATCACGGTAACGGAACGCTCTGATAGCCAATAGCACTCCACAAACGGCTGCGATGATACCAGCAACACCTGTGATGAGTGCGATGACGATGTCCACATCAGAGCAAGCCCATCCTCTCCCACGTCGATGGTCCAACTCCACCATCGGCGTCACTACCACTCCAGCCCTGAGCACGCTGGAATGCTGAGCAAGCATTCCTGTCAGCGCTGCCCCAACTGCGGCTGATGTATGAGGAGTAGTATGACTGATACCCCATGCATACCAACGCTGCAGCACAGTACAGAGCGTTGTTGCCTTGTGGCGTTTGCTGTCCAGGGTACTTGCCCTTGCTCACCGTCTTGGACCACGCACGCGACCATGTCTCAGGGCCTGGGATGCCGTCAGCATCGCTGCCTGACCAACCTTGTGCGCGCTGGAACGCAGCCGTTGCGTTCTGGTCTGCTGATCCCCAGTCACGTGATGCGTACTGCGTGAAGTAGGAATCATAACCAATGAGACAGAGACGGGCTGCCCATTGGAAGATGTAGTCGTTGTGCTTCCCTGACCCAAACTTGTCAGCACCTGGGAAGGCTGGAACCTTGCCAGGGTAGGGATAGTTTGCGTTTGTCCAGATGCTGCCAGTTGCGGGAGGCGTGCCGCCGCCAGACGGCGGAGGTGTGCTACCACCGCCACCACTGATGATCGCACCACAGTCAGCACGCCACTGATCCATGTTGACGTGCTTGCCATTCGTACCTGGATCCCACTTACCTGTGGTGCTTGTCTCATAGTGGCCCACCAGGTATGACGTGTTCTTCTTGAAGTGCTTGATGACAGCAGCGTTTGCTCTGTCAGTCGCTGCCTTCTGTGCGGCAGACGGTGGCTGAGTCCCGTTGTAGTCCAACTCAAAGCCGATGGTCTGCCAGTTGCCGTCACCAGTGCTGAATGGCCCAAAGCCATTGCTCTCGCCAGCATGGTTGGCACGACCAGCAGCGATCATGTGACACACGCCGTTGTAGTCGATGCCGACATGACACAGCGGGCCAGGCAGATCACTGCGACCGTTGATGAGGGTGTTCTTGCTGGGGAACGGATTTGACGTGCTTGACGTCGCAGCCGTGTGGTGATCTGTGACACCGTATGGGTTGAACTGCCCAGTGCTGCTCGGACGACCACGGTGACGCCAGTCACCACAGTCCTCAGCAACTGTGCAGCCTTCAGCCCGCAGCGCGTCTGCGAGCCAGGTTGCCCAGACGTATGTCATCAGACTTCACCCTCATGTGACTCGTTGCTGTCTTCGGCACCAAGTGGCCTGTGCAGTTCACGCTCACTTGGCTCAGCGTGCTCTGCCTCATCCCACAAGCGCCTGTCCTCTTCTGTGTTGGGCTCAGGTCGCTCAATCACAGGCTCTTCAACAGGTTCGCTCATGCTCCCTCCCCCATCAGAATGTCGTGATGACGATGACCATGCCATCGCCACCCTTGCCGCCAGCACCAGAGTTGAAGCCATTCAGCGAGCCACCACCGCCACCGCCACCGCCACCGGGCTGTAGTCCATCTGCTCCGTTCTGAGCAGCCGATGTCTTGCTGCCTGCTCCACCACCCGAACCTGGAGGTGCCTGCCAGGCCTGTACGAACGTGACGCCACCCAGCGGCACGGGCTGAGTCGGCGCAGCACCACCAACTACGCCACCAACACCAGGGGCAATGCCTGAACTGACAGGGTTGACAGCGCCACCATTGCCGCCACCCTGGGCTGCATCGGCTGCTGTAACTCCACCGCCACTTCCGCCACCGGCACCGGCGTTGGTTGCGTTACCACCAACCACAGCAGCACCAGCCGTACCAGCGCTGCCGCCAGCCGCACCCGGCGAGGTACCACCGATACCAGCAGTACCAGCGATGCCATTGCTGACGGCCAGAATCGTGCCGCCAGAAGCCACACTGGCCACATCAGCATTGACCTTGGCGTAGGACACAGCAGTCTCTGCACCGGCTGCACCAGTCACAGCAGTGACCGCGTAGGTGCCGTTGAAGGTGGCATCCACGCCAGCAACAGTAATCTGTTGGCCTACAACAAATGACGGCCCAGCAGCAAAGGACAGCGTGGCCACGTTGGACGTCAGCGCCTTGTTGGTGACTGTCACAGCAGCAGTGCTGGACTGACCTGTGCCACCACCCTGCGCGATGCCACCAAACGATCCCATCGTGCCCAACGTGCCGCCAAAGGACTGGCTGCCAAAGTAAGTGCGCGGCTGGCCGGTGTTAGTGGATGGGTTACCATCAGTGTTGTCGGTGGTGACTGCTGCTCCGCCTGTACCACCAGGACCAACGTTGCCAGTCTCAGTGGCGCCAAGAATGGAAGCAGGTAGGTCCTTGATGGTCATACCGCCGCCTCCGCCACCTCCACCACCTTGGCGAACAGTACCAGCAGCACCACGTCGTCCTGAGCCACCACCGGATCCAGCGCCGATGCAGATGACACGCACCATCTTGGCACCGGCAGGTTTGGTCCAGGTGAACGCCCCGGGCGTGGTGAAGACCTGGATGTCCGGGCCCAGGTCGATCAGCCGCCCAGCAGGGCTGATGTAGGCCAACACTGCACCAGTGCTGTCCTGAATCTCCAACGGATCAGCAGTTGGTGTTGCTGCTTGCTTGATGGTCACACCCTTGTTGCCGGCAGCGTTGGTAGCAAACTGCATGCTACCTGTGTCACTGTTTGGCGACAAGGTGGTCTTGCCGGCAGTTGTGCTTGCGAATGAAGCGGCAGTACGGATAATGCCAGCGTTGTCGATCGCAGCACGTCGTGCGCCTGAAGTATCCTGTGCCTGCAACAGATCGCCAGTGCCAGACGCAACAGCCTTGATAGTCAATAGGTTCTGAGCATCTGGCGTTGCTAGCCATGACACTGGCGGTGTCGGCATCGGGCCAGTTGCGCCTGCTGGACCTTGTGGACCGATTGGGCCCTGAATGCCTTGCGGGCCTTGAGGTCCGGTGGCTCCGGTGGGACCTTGAGGACCAGCAGGACCTTGTGGGCCTTCCCCAGACAATGACTGAAGCACAACCTTGGTGGCGTTGTTGCCGCCTGGCTGAGCACCGCTGCTGCTGTCGACACCCACGCCGAAAGTATTGGAGGCTATGGTGATTGACGGTACACCCGTGACCTCATACTTGGTGACACGGGTGCTGTCATTGGACATCTGAAGGTAGATGAAGTCACCCACCTTGACCTGCGACAATACAGCAGTCACATCAGTGCCATCGCTTGCTTGGCCATTGATGTGAACCTCAGTCGCAAGAGTCCAGTTGGCGTTGTTGACACCAACATCACCACGGTTGGAAGCAGACACCAGGTTGTTGGTCCATGCCCACGTCTGTGTCAAGAGTTGATTGCTGTATCCTGGGTCACCTTGGGCTCCGGCTGGTCCGGTGGCTCCAGTGGCACCAGTTGCACCTGTTGGTCCTTGGGCACCTGTTGCTCCTGTAGGACCAGTTGGCCCGGCGGGCCCAGTTGGACCTGGGGGACCTGTGGGGCCTGGTGGTCCAAGTGCCTCACCTATATCCACAATCGGCACTTCAAACGGAATGATCTCACCGACGTCAACTTCCTCAAGATCACCAACTGGTGACGTCTCGATGACGTCAATGACCGCGATGTCCGGTCCAACCTGGACATCGATGGTCCCCAGGTAGTAGGGAGGCTGCTCAGTCACGATGAATCCGTGTAGTCGTCAGTGATCTTGACCTTGCCGGCCAAGATGGTGCGCACACCGGTGGGGAACGTCACTTGTAGATCCCAACCACCGTTGGGAGCACCAGCACAGTCGGCAGCGAGCAAGACTGCATCAATCTCGTTGTTGTTGGTACCGTTGATGGTGCACTCAATGGGGCAAATCTTGCTGCCGCCACTCTTGTCTCTGATCTCTGCCTTGGCCGTGCACCCTGTAAGGTCAACAGGAATCGTCTTGTTCGTATCTTGCCACAGCACAAACTTCCACCCATACGTGTCGCCACGGTACAGGTTGAGATCATAGGTGCCCGGCATCTGTGTCATCCTGGCTCACCTTCTGCCTCTGCCTCAGGTGATGCCCAGTTGACAAAGTAGTCGCAGGAACAGCCATCATGATCACCAGGCATGAAGTAGTCCACGTCAGGGAAGTCTCCATCGTTCTGGAGCACCTCATCTGTCCATGATCCAAACTCAACGCCGTCAAGGTCTTCATGTGGCTGGAATGGGTTGGGCGTGAAGCCATGCTGCCATGTGTAACTTGCGACCTCAAGACCACCCTGGGCCAGCGCGTCCTGGGCAATGGGACCTGTCGACAACTGAGGCAGCGCCACACCAACATCCAAGTTGTCGCCGATGCCCAAGCCCGCGCTGGTGTCTGTGTTCGCACCGCTGGCATATGCGATGGCTCGCCTGAGAACACCCATGTCTACCAACGATGTTCCAGCAATCTCACCTGTATCGCCAGCAATGCCGGTGGCCGAGTCTGTCAAGAATGCTCGCGCCAGATCGCCAAGCGTTCCACGCAGGTACGTGAAGCCTTCATCAGCAGCCTCGCGCAGTGCTGTCTTCTGGGCGAACATCGTGTTGACGTCGATGCCAGTCATCTTGGCGATCTGGCGCAAGATCGCATCGTCACCCCAGTCAAGCCACTCGGACCAGAGATCAGACAACTCATCCCACGACTGCTCGATGAGCGCTTGCTCATCTAGTCCAGCGGCTGCGACAACCGTGCTTGGAAGTTTGGCCATGCAGCCACGAGACAGGTTGAAGTTACTGACGTCTCCATGGTCACGTAGCCACTGACGACCAACGGCAGATGCTTGTAGTTTGGTCCTGACCTTTGCTCCAGTACGCTCCAGCGCACGGCGCATCTGGTCATTGACTCCTTGGTGGGCACGTGTCCGCACGTCACGGTCAATCTCGTTGAGTTTCTTGCTGCCGGTCTTGACGGCATCAGTCTGCCTCGCCCACTTCCCAGTTGGTTGACGGTGAGGCGGAGCCTGCCATGTTCTGCGGGCGGAGGGCAAGGCCAGAACATGTCGCGCGCCACTCGCAGGCATCTCAGCAGGACCACCGCTATCCGCTGGGTTCTCCTGTGGTGATTTCTCAGGCCTGCCTGCTTGTGGTGGGGGAGGCGCGGCACCAGGCTCCGGCCTCACCAGATTGATCTGAGGCGGCTGTTGTGGCTTCTCAGCCTCAGAAGTGTCGATGCTTGGATCCCAACGCTTGACGATCTGTGCTTGGATGGTTGGGTCAAGCGTCTTGGCGTGGCGCACCATGCGGTCGAGAATCTCCTCAACCTCAGGAGCATCCTCTTCACTGAAGCCCATGTAGTCACGCAGAGCCTCATCGCTGATCACGATGCGATCCCACGCATCAAGCGCATCCTTGGTACGGTCTGGGTGTGTCACCAAGTTGGTGGGATCGTACCAGAGCACGATCCTGGACACCCACTCAGGATCCACCTTGCGCGCCAACAGTTCCGGCCTGTAGTAGCCAAGCGTCAGCGCGTCAACCTCAACCTGGACAATCGGCTCGATGTGGTGACGGAACGTGTCGTCGCTGACCTGCCATGCAGTCCAGTGGTTGAGGTCACTCTTGCCTGTGAGCACCTCTGCTGGAAGGTCCAGGCCAGTGGCCATGCGTGTGATCAGTTCCTGTCGCTTGTCAGCATTGACAACGTCAGGCCTGCTGATCGTGACTTGGCGCACCTTGTCGATGGCGTCAGCAGGGCCACGAACCACGATGGGCAGAATCGCACTCGCACTGCCCTCATCCTGGATCGCAGCCATGGCAGTGGCCATCAGTTCCTCAAAGAACTCATCACCTGTCTCTTGCGCGTTGGCGTCATCCTCTGTGTTCGCACGCACAACCGTCAGCGTGTCAGGTAGCAAGAGCAGACCGCTGTTGGCGAGGCGTGACCGACCACTCGCACGAATGTCCCGTGAAAGAATGAGCAACTCTTCACAGGTGTCAAGGATAGCCTTGAAAGGACTGTCCGCCAATGCCTTTCGGCGTGGATGTGGCCACCACAGACGTGAGCAGAAGGCATCAGCTGGTAGCGGCTCGCCTTGCTGTTGTCCAGGCTGCTTGATGCTGATGCGTCCCTCACTGTCAATGTCCACCTCGCTGATGCTGCGGATGTCCCAGACCTCAACCTCACCACTCTCGCCAACAACAGCGTCAGTGTCTGTCGCAGGCACAGTGGTGCCGATCAGGTAGCACTCTCCAGCAACCTCAAAGTTCTCAGTGATGTCGCGCAGCATGCCACCCAACGCCACTTGGCCGCCAACAGCAAGACGGTTGAGCGCATCTGCCGCTGCTTCCATGACTGCGGGTGGGCAGCCCTCAATGTCTGTCAGAGGGATGGGGTTGATCTCCTCAGGCACATATGCGCTAGGCACAAGCACCATGCGACGCGCTGCGTTGCCGAGATATGTTGTAGCGTAACGCAATTCACCAATCGCGTCACGGTACTCCCATGCTTCCTCTTGCCATGACTGCTTCAGTTTCTTGAGTCGCTGTGCCTCTGTGCGGTTGCTCTGATCGACAACAGTTGCCGCCGCAGTGAATGACCGCGTCTGGTGGTAACGTCGGCCATGACCATTGGCCTGTGCCGCTGACATGACGGTCAGGTTGGGGCGACGCGCAAGCAGAGGCATCTACATCACGCTCGCTCAGACAAGTGGCCAGCGACATCGGCAATGGCGAGGATCGTCGCAATGACGGTCCACACCTTGTATGACCAGTCCCACGCAGTCAGCAGCACAGCAATGATGGCGAACCAGAACGCGAGACACCACATGCAGAGCATGAGGTCTACAAGCATGCCGTGGTACTTGGTGCTGATGGCGTTGCGTGGTCGGTCCAGAATGGTGTCTCGCGCGACAACGCGAGAGAGACGGTGCACCGCCAGCGCGTTCACCAACAAGAGCAGCCACGCTGGGTAGGTGTAGAACAGTTGCCACGTCATGAGACCATCACCTCAGCCTCCATGGCACGCCAGCCAGGCAGGTTGCGTAGTGGCGAGCCACATCCACAGCCTCCCTCAAACTGGACAAACATCAATGTCGCTGCGGGGTCGTCCAGGATCAGCTGGGCGTTACGCTCTTGCTGTGGCGCCCACATGTTGTACTTCTGCGGCACTTGCGCGGTGGCCATGTCCAAGATCATCTCAGCCTTGTTGTCACGATTCACCCAGACCTGCACACGTGAATCGAACGCATCGTTGGTCCGCACGCGACAGTTCTTGATCACTGGCAAACTGCCAATGGTGACACTCGCTGGGAACACATCCATCGCCATGCGCGTCAGTCCTTGATCACGGTGACTGTCGGCACGAGCACCCAGAAGAACAGGCCAGCCGCGAGCAGGTTCACACGCGGGTGGCCAACGCTGATCGCTGCGAGCACGAAGCACACGCATGCAATCAGGTAACAGATGATGTCGAACGTCCTCATGCTACACCTTCATGGTACTTGGGGCCATGCGTGCCGCCAAACTCAGCGGCTGGCGCATCAGCCAGGAGTTCAACAATCTCGTGAACAACAGCGTAGCAGTTGCCACCTGTCGGGTCCAACTCAGGCGCCGCAAGGTACATACGGCCACGTGCCTTGGCAGCCTCAACAGCAAGCCGCAGAGACGCAGCGTTGCCAAGCACGTGCTCAATCCCGCGTGTGTCACGTGGATGACGCCACTTGCGATGTGCTGTGATCGCAACGATGCTGCGCTGGTATGTCGTGTACGTGTGCTCCCAGTCACACTCGTCGCACTTGACGTTGTGAATGCGCATGCGTGGAGCCATCAGCGTTGTCTCCCCGTGCTGATCAAGCGTGGCGCCAGGGAGCCGGCACCGCTTGCCCCAAAGCCGTTGCGAGGCAACCGTGATCCCAACGACACGCTGCTGGGGGAATGCAACGTGGCGATGCCGGCAGACCTTGACGTGTACGTTGCGTACATCAGAGCGTCTGCGTTGTCAGGGCTGCGACCCAAGCGTTGCCTGATCTCATCCTTGGCCTCAACCCAAATCTTGCCCTTGTTGATGTGGTACCTGGGCATGAGCAGTTGTGCTTCAAGGTCCATGCGGTTGTCGGCCTGGCTCGTGTCAATCTCGCCACGTTGTACAGCCAACCTGAACTCCCACCACAACTGTGCACGCAGGTTGCCGTAGGTGGCTTTCGCTTGCGGGGTTGTCGGCGAGGCTGATGAGTTCAGCGCCACGACCACCGGAGCACCAGAAGGATGGCCACTGTACCGAGCAGCAAGACGCTCACGAACAAGCCCAACAACACCCCAACCAACACCAATCGCATCAACGTTGATAACAGAAGCATCACATTGAGCCGCAGCCTGGTCGACCAAGTCTGCGATGGCTGAGGGGTCACTGGAACGTACTCGCCATTCAGTGCTGACCAGAGAGCCATGGCGCACCAGACGACAAACCGTCTCATCGCCCGTGTCACTGCCCGCAACGTCCACTCCAAGCACATCTGGTCGGGCAGCGAAACCTGTTGGCGCGCCTGGTGATTCTCTGTCAGCGAATGGTATGGATGCCTTGAGCAAGTCAGACAGCGGCACAATCGCCATTGCGTCCTGCGATGGAAACTCTGCCTCTACCTTGCTTGCCCAGAACGGGTGGTCGACACCCCACACACGCTTGCGCTGCTCGACCCAACGTGGGCTGAGGAGCACTTCGGTCAACAGCTGTCCACGCTCACCTTGTGCGAGCAACACGTCGCGCTCAGGCGTGAAGTTGGGCGTGTCCCAGGCGCTGATCTTGATCGTGTGGTAGCCATAGCGCTCAGGGTCGTCGTGGATGCGAGCAAACTCAGACGATGGGTCATCTGGGTTGCCGATCATGAGGATGCGCGCATTGACGTTGGTGGCGAGAGTCTCAGCCGCGTCAATGATGCTTGACGGCACACCACTCGCCTCGTCGATGACGATGAGGATGTACCTGGCGTGCAAGCCTTGGAACGCTTCTGGTCGGTAGTCGCCAGGCTTGCGGCCAAGGCCAGCCAGGTATGAGCCAATCCACCACTCTGTCTGGTTGACGCGACCAGGGAGGCTTGCTCGTTCATGCAGTTGGTTGATCTCCACCCACAAGATCCCACGCACCTGCGTCATGGTTGGCGCTGTCGTGATGACGCGTGCTTGTCCATGTGGGTGTGTGTCGAGCCAACGCGCTGCAATCACTGCGGCTACAAAGGATTTGCCGCTGTCGTGGCATGAGCGAACAGCCACACGGTCGTGAGCCTCCAACGCGAGCATGATCTCTTGCTGCTTGGACCACAACAGCACGTCAAGGTCACTCGCCCAACCGACAGGATCGCCAGCCAACGCCAGACTGCGGGCTTGTCGACGCGCCTGCTCTGCTGCCTCGCGCACAGCGGCGCGCATGTCGTGGCTCACCGGCGCGGCTGTCATGTGACACGCTCCAGCGCTGATGCCATCATCTGGACAACGTTGGGGTCGCTCGTGTCAAGGTTGGCGAGCGTGGCAAACTCACGCATGGCATCCAACAGCGCCATGCCTTGGCTCTTGGCCATCTCAATGGCGTCAAGAGCAACGCCAACCCTGATGGCAGTCGCGCATGTCGCGACAAGGTGCTGTCGCTCGCGCAGCAACTGTTGAATGGCAGGGTGGACACCAGCACGCACACGCCCACCATTGAGGCGCTTCTGTCGCTCGATGGCGATGATGTACTTGAGCGAGCCAGGCGCAGGCTTGGCCGTGTGGCTCTCAGCCTCGACATCCCACGTGCGCTCAACATCCTCAAAGGCTGCCCACTCAGGCAGCATGGCCACGTAGCCTTCCAGCCAATCGATGTGAGCGACGGTGCGTCTGATCTCGCCAAGCAGCGCTTCAAGAGCAGTGACATCCACCTCTTGGCCAGCACCATACGTGGGAGTGCGCTTGAGAGAATGTTGTTGTAGGACAACAACTTCACTCGGCATTGTCTTCACCTCAGCGTGGGCCAGCGCGCGCTGAGCCGGAGCGTACTCGCTGACTCGTGTTGCGCGCTACTGTCATGTTTCAAGATTCTTTACGATTCTCGCGGCTCAGTCAATACTGATCCCAAGAGGCTCCACCATGTGCTCCGCCATCACAGGGTTGTCCTCAATGCGACGCAACAACACCAGTGCGTGGCGTATGGCGTCATTCGCATGTGGCTGTCCAGGCTGCCATAAGCCAGCACTACGCATGTAGTCATCACGGATCGTTGACTTGGCTGTCACAGGCATCTGCTTGATGTGTCGCTTGTCGCCTTGGAACAGCAGCAACTCCAACTTGCTTGTGATGCGCACAGGTGACAGGAAGTGGCGTGCTTGATTCATCATCTGCGGCACAAAGTCTTCGATGACGACACACACAGGCCAAGCATACACGATCAACTTGTACAGATCGATGGCTTGCTGGTTCTCGTCACCCATCATCTGGCCAGCAAGCACATTCAGATCACACTCACTCTGCGGGATGGTAGTAAGGTCGGCATCCTTGACATATGCCCATCCTGTGGTGACTCCTGGGTCCACTGCAAACACGTTGACGTTCAACATGATATCCCTTGTATCGCTGGTGTATCGCTTGTGGTATCGCTTACACCACACAGCGCGACCTTGTGGTATCGCTTGTATCGCTTACCTTCCTAACCCTGAGAGAGGGCAGTGGGTGTCCAAGATCGTTCAAATGGGTGGGTCATCCACATGTTGGAGTAGATCACACCTATTGCAATAGGGTTAGGAAGGTAAGCGATACAAGCGATTTCAGGACTACACGGATCGTAAGCGATACCAGCGATACACAAGCGATACACGCTGGTAGACATGGTGTTTCGTGTTCCTGCAAGCGATACCATAACACTCATCCTTTGAATGTCCATGGCACTACCCATGCGTTCACCTGTCTACGGTCACCCTTCCATATCGCTTGCGTTGACTTCTTGCTGTAGTAGCCACGTCCGGCACGATGTCTCAACATCTGTCCAAGGTATCGTGGGTTGTCGCCAAGATCAGCATCGAAGTCAGGTGCGTTGATCTTGGCCCATTCCTTCATGCGTTGCCACAAGCCTTGTGCTGCGATCTCACTCTGTCCACCAGGCTCGAACATACCACACTCGCTGAAGAACATCGTGACCATGTCGCTCTCTGACCACACGACGTTGGTGCGTTCAACGATGCTTTCAGGCAACACCAACGATGACCCATGGATCCCACTCCTGCCCATCACACGTTGCAGACCACCATACATCCACGTCAGGATCACATCGGGCATCTGCTCCCAGCCCGCAGCACCCATGAGTTGGTACTTCAACGAGTCCTCGCGTGGCAGCACACTGCCATCAACAACACCACTGACATACTCTGGGTCCGAAAGCAGTTGCCTATCAACAAATGTACGCTCCCATGGGATGACGACAAGCCTGTTCCGCAGCGCTTCCGACACGTCACCACCAAGATCGGGCTCGTTGTTCGACATGAGGAAGTAACTGCCAGTGTTCTCGCCTGTGCCGACATCACTGTACAGTGCGCGACCAACCAACTGTGTCTCGCCTGTCAGTGTCTTCAGTACATCGGTGTCAAGCAACTTGGTGCCTGTTTCAGTGACCTTGACGAAACGCTTGCCGTAACTCAGCGCAATCGACGACCCACGAGTGTTGTCCTCTTTGCCCTTGGTGAGTGCGCTGCCCATGATCTCATAAGCATAGTCACCCATCGCATGACCAACAGCATCCAAGCACGCACTCTTGCCAGACCGACCACTGCCATACAGATAGTAGATGCGCTCAACCAGTTGGCCACGCAATGCCATGCCGAAGATGTCCTGTAGTAGCATGGTGATTTCCTCATCCTCATGCCACTGCTTCAGCGTTCGGCGCCACAACTGCCAGCCAGCCTCCCATCGTTGGCCCCACCTGTCGAATCCCGCAGTGTCCATGAGCACGCTACCACGCGTTGTCATGCTGCACCAACAGTTTCGACCCTCAACACTGCCAAGCAACTTACCATGCTCAAGGTCGAACACACCGATTGGCGTGCCGATTACCATGCCGTTACCGTCCCATCGCTCGCCATACTCAGCGACAGGCCTGAACAACGGGTCACCAGCAGCGAGTGCCTTGATGGCATCCAGCCTTGGCTTCGACCTACTTGTGTGAGCCCATTTGCGTAGACGACCACCAAGGATATGGTCGCCATTCGCCATGGCCTGCACTGCTTCTTCACCGATGTAGTCTGAGACACGACCAGCATGTTCGTTGATCTTTGTCTCATCGTCAAGCCAATACTTGCCTGACCACCACAACCATCGACGACGTTTCGGCTGGTACTTCATGAATGGGAAGTAATGTGCCAGCCGTTTGACGTTGGCCAGATCATCAGTGAGATTCTCGACCATGCCTGGGTTGAGGAATGAGCGACTCAACTCATATTCATAGTCAGACAGTGGCTTGACATCACCCTTGATGATCTGTGCGTCAACACGTTGCTTGTACTGCTCGGCAGCCTTCTCAGCCTGAAGTTCAACAAGTGTCCAACCAGTGCGGGAGGCACGCAGGCCTAGGTGGTATGCTCCCTCACCACGTGAACCAATCTGCTTGGCGTACGACACAGCAAACGCCAACAGATCATCCAACTCAGTTGTGTGCATCGTTGGAACGAACACTGTGTCCAGCGATGGTGTCGACGAAACGTCATGCGTACCAAGCAGTTCAGCTGCTGCCTCGCTGCCTGCCACGACTGTATCAGCAAACTCACGCAACAGTGCTGCGACCTTGATGTCGTTGCGATGTGCCCAACGCACCATGTCTGACACATCCCAGCCTTCAGGCTGCTCAGACTGTTCCCATCCAGGCAACTGACGCAGGTCAACTGCCTTGACACCTTCCCATCTATCTGTGATGCCGATGTTGTTATCACTGATCACACGTTCCAACGCATCGACGACCCACACTGCGCCATTGCGACCAGCATCATCAACGTCAAACACCACAACGAAACCACGCAAGATCGTTGTGATGGCCTCCATTGCCTTGCGCCCGCCCAACTCACGCAACAGCATCTCAGCACTTGGCTTGCTTGCCTCACCTTGCGTCAGCGTTGTCGTCAACCATCCGAAGCAACGCAACATGATGGCGTCAAACTCACCAGCGGTGATCCACAGCCAACTGCCACCACGCGCATCATTGATATGGTTGACGACATGGTTCATGCCGAACAGACGACCAGCCGGATGTTGTTGCGCTTCAGCCTGTTTCGCGTGATCCCAGCCGATGGTGATCCAGCGAGTGCCTGTCGGTCGCCATGCCTTCGCAGCGTACACCTGATCATCGACTGTCCACAGTGGGAGCACCCAACGATTCAGTTCAGCGAACCAGCCCAGCCCTGGTATGGCACGCTTCATCGCGCTGACAGTTGGGAAGCCACGCAACTGGGCAAACTGTTCAGCACGCTCATCTGTCAATGCATCATGTTGCTCCTTCAACCACTCCGGTGTGACCTTGAACTTGCGCCAGTAGTCAGGTGGGCGGTCTGCCATGGCCTCTTCTCATCTGTCCCCGTACATCCAGATACCACACTGCCGGCACTGAACACCGTAGTCAGTCCTCACCCATTGGTGCCAACAGACACCTGGCTGGACATGTCGTGACGCTTGATCAGCTGTGTCATCAGGCTCAGGTTCCGTTCCACCAGCCCGATGATCACGTTTGTGCCAATGTCGAATCGCCATGGCGCAACGATCACTGCTCCCTCAAGTGTCGTCATGCTGTTCTTGTCGTAATA